TGCAGCCCCGAGACAACGATGCGAGACCGCCATGTGCAGATGAGGCGGTGCCGGTCCGTTCCGCTCCCCGGCAGACTTCCGGCTGATGGCGTCCACGTCGCGACCGTGTTTGTCGCCGCCGTGTACTTCTTGACCGACTCGCCGTCAGCGAAGTACAGAACACCGAACAGTTCCGCCGAGTCCACGAACGGGAACGTCGTACTGAGGGCGGTTGTCCCGCTTGTCGCTGCCGTGAATGATCCATTGCGGGAGAATGTCTTGACGTTGCCGTTGCTCACCGCCACCGCAGTTTGCGACCGCATCGCCGCACTACCTGAGGTCGTGTACGCCGCCGTCGAAGTGATGTGCGTGATGTGCTGGACCGGGTTTGTCCCGCTGTGCTGGGCGTTCAGGTATCGCGTGTGGCCGCACCGCTGCGCACCACGCAATCGCCCATTGCGAGGATCGAACGCACGGACGTTGACGCATGACGCCGTTGTGGGCGCACCGTCCTGAGTCATCGGAGCCTGAGCCGAGTAGCTGCCGAATTCACTCAGTCCCCCGAACGGAAAGCGGAGGTCGATCATCAACTGTCTCGGGCCGGTGTTCCTCATCCATCACCCCCTCGAAATAGCTGGTCCACCGATCCGCCATCCGTCTCGCCGTGAAGTTCTCGTGGCAGGCTGACGCTGCCGTGACGGTCATCTTGAAGTCCGAGATCGCATCGAGAACCGCCCACGCCAGTTCCGCCGTGTTCTGCGGGTCGCGAATCAGCGAGCAGACTTTGCCGTATCGCTCGATGATTTCCGGGATGATTCCCGTGTTCGTGCAGACCAGCGGAACACCGCGTGTCATCGCCTCGACTCGAACCAGCCCGAATCCTTCGACGGGCGACGCACACACGAGAACGTCCGCCATTGCGAGGGCGTCCGCCACATCCTTCGGTTCCTTCCAAATCACTCTCTTTCCGAGCAGTTCCGTTACTTTCCGCTCAGTTTCCCCGCCGTCCATCCCCGTTCCGCAGTACATGGCGACGGTGTTTTTGCGGTGAGCGTTCAACTCTTTCACCGCTCTTGCCGCCGCAGTCGGGTCTTTCTCGGCGGAGAACCTGCCGATGTAGCCGACCACGGTTGTCTTCGGGCGAACGCCGTGTTGCAGCTTCAGTTCCCGCTGTGTGGCTCGCGGGCAGAGGCGGTCCAGTTCGACCCCGTTGTGGATCACCACCGCATCCTTGCGACGGCCTAGCGGGATCGCCTTGAGGGCTTCCCGCGAGACCGCCACGTATCGAGTTCGCGGTCCGTCGTACTTCTCCATCTGCCGCCGGGACCAGTCCACCGCTCCGTGAGCGACGGCGACAACAACGCCCGTGTACCACTCAGGGACGGTCGTATCGCCCCAGACGAGCAGGATGTCGCAGTCGCAAACACGGTCGCACACCTCGGCGTAAGTGTCGAACCGATAAACAAACTCCGCCGAGTCTCTCCCGATATCCGAGAACCGCTTTGTCCCGAAGATCGGCACAAAGTGCGAGAGTTCCCGTACTGAGTCCCGGTCTGTCGGAGCGCCGGGCGAGAGGCCCATGCCGACGATGCAGACCTGTTCCGGGAGATTCTTGGCGAGGGCAATCAGCCACCGCTCGACTCCCCCGGTGCAGAACACGGGACTCAGTACGCCGACTCGGATCATTACGGGTTCACCGCGTTGAAGTCGCAGGAAGCGACCGTGCCTTCATTGACGTAGAACGACGTGCCGTCACCGCCGTCCAGATGCTGGAACGTGCAGCCCGGCATGTAGCCCGCCGAGCCATCCGTGGGCACCGTGTTCCCGGCGGCCTGAACCTTCTTGCCGTTGATGAACGCGATCGGGTACTCGTAGACACCCTGAGCGATCTGCACCGCAGCCAAATCCAAGGGACGACTCATGGAGAATCTCCTGCTCCGCGATAAACAACTGGGTTTGACAACATGCGCATGCCGCTTGTTGTTCCGTTTCCGTTGTAGCCAAGGTTCCCAGACGACCCGTTTCGCTTGTCGCGCTCGATCGACGCCTGAAGGCTTTGCATGAACTTCTGGTGGGCCGGGCCTTGCTGCCCGTCAATATGAAACTCGAAGGCCGAGAGGATCGAGTCCTTCAGTGTCTCGCTGTGGTCCGACGCGCCCCAGCCGTATTTGTTCGTCGTCGTCAGCACGTCGGGCCGCACTTCGTAGCGGTAGTAGATGAGCGTGGACGTGCGGACGTTCGGCCAGAACAGAATCTCCGACCGGCTGCCGAGAGTCGGGTCATTGACCTTGGCCCGGATCGCGTAGAGCGACGGGTATTCGAGGGCTGTTTCGTTGTCCGATTCCCGCAGATTGCGAATCTCGAACTCGGAGACCTGCCGCAACTCGCTTCGGACGGTCTGGCTCGGAGCGTAGGTCGGCGATTGCAGCATGAAGCCGAAATCTTCCGGCAGGTCATAGTCGTCCTGCATCAGCGTGTAGGACGTGCCCGCCGCCGCCGTGACCGACGTATCAACCAGCGTGACCTGCGTGCCCGAGTCGCGGGTTGACACCTCGTAGTCCGTGGCGTTGACCTGGATCGTTCCAGCAGCCGCCCACGACGGGAATGTCCCACCCGCCAGCGTGACGACACCCGCCGCGATCGTGACTGTGCCCGTCAGGTACGGGGCCTGAAGCGTGATGATTCCATTCTTCCGCAGGAACGACCACGCATGAACGCGGTTGCCGATAGCGGGAGGCTGAAAGAACTGCCGCAGGCCAGCGTTGATACAGCGATCAACGCGGCTCTGCTCACCGGCTGTCAGGGCCGAGTAGTCCCCGGCCCCGCCGTAGAACTGCTCAACCGCGAACAGTCGCAGCGTTTGCAGGTCCAGTGTTAGCCCCGTTTCCGCCATTCGCTGCCTTTGCTGGGGTGGTCGCCTGTTTCACTTCGGCTACTGGCTCCGGAAACAGCGCCAACAAGAGCGCCATGTCGCGAAACGTCATTGAGTCCCCGCACGCTTGAAGCGAGTTGGAGAGGGTGGTCATGGCCTTGTCGAGACTTGGCCACGGTTTCCAGTCGGAGAGATGAGGTCGCCCCAGCATTTGCTGGAGCGCCTCGTTCTCCATCGCGCGATTTCTCGCCATTGATTACGCCGTTTCCTGATGAACAAAGAGCCAGTCCGTATCGAGAGTGGCAGCAGCCGCACCCGATCCAACCAGCGCCCCGACGATGGGATTGAGAGCCACCGCGAGCGGGAACGTCGCCGCCGCAATGTTTGTCCCGGTGACGTAGGTCGTGCTTTCCACGCCGTTCACCAGAACACGGATTCGCTTACTCGACTCAGCGCGGGGTTCGTAGACGAAACCCAGCTTCACGAACGTGTCCGCCGTCATGGTCGCCACGCCAGCAATTGCGGTCTGGAGAGCCTGACCGGTCTTGCGGTACACAAAGTTGACCGTGCCCCCGGCAGCGTTCAGAACCTGAAAGCCGATGAAGTCCACGTCAGCCAGCGCACCCGTCGAGTCCGCCAGCAGGGCGTCAGCGACGAGACCCTTCTTGCCCAGCCCGGCGACGAACGCCAGCGAGTTGTTCGACACGAGCGACTTCTTCAGTCGAATCTCGAACGCCACCCGCCCGACATCACTCGCCGTGCTGATCGCGTACGGAGCCGAGTTGGCTTCCGCCGGACCCCAGTTCGCTTCGTCGTTGGCCGTTCCGTCCATCGAAATGCGGACGCCACCACCAGCAAGGTCAGGCGTGCCCCCGACAGTACAGCCCGTTCCGGCGTGAGTCGTCAGTCCAGCCGTGGCCGTAAGGAAGTCGTTGAAGTAGGTGTAGCCTTCGCGCCCGTACAGGGTGCCACGCTCGAACGACAGGTTCTTCAGGATCGGTTCCGACACGCCCCGGTAGGACGAGGACGGAACCAGGATGCCGCCAACATCTGCCATAATGAAACTCCTTCAGGAGAAAAATTCTGTGGGGAAGAAACGCGGTTCGCTTCTGGTTACGTGTCAGCCGAACCGCTCGTGCTGTTGTAAAGCACGAAGTTCTTCCGCCGGTTGAGGCAGACGAAGTTCCCTTCGGTGTAGACGTGAACCGTGTTCATCGTCGGCTGGGTCTTGTCCTTCATCGGGCGGTAGGTCTTCTGCTTCCACCCGTTGTGGTACTTGTAAACCCAGTCGTCGAAGCTGATCCCGTAGAACGGATTGTTCGTCGTGTTGGTCTGCAACCACGCCACGGCGTGAATCGGGTTGCCACGGTAGTGAGCCTTGCCCCAGTACAGGCCGAGGTCAGGAGCGCTTTCCGGGCCAATGTTATCCCGTCGCGTTTCCATCAACCGCACGATCTGCTTGTGGTTGTCCCACGTCGTGAAGTAGGCATGCTTCGGCATCTTGCTGCCGGTGCCCAACTGATTCATCGAGACCGGCGACTTGAAGGACGTGTTCCACGTCGCATCGTCCAGCTTGTCGATGAAGTTCGGAATGTCGATCGCCGAGAACGCCCCGGTGTAGTTGCGCCAGTTCGTGGTCGTCGAAGGCGAAACACCCGCGACATCCGTGAATCCGCCGCCGGGCAACTGACCGTTGAACCCGAGGGTGGCGTTCTGGACCAGCCAGTATTTGATCCCGTTCATCGACAGGTTGTCAGTGCTGGAAACCGGGCGACCCCAGAACTGGTTTTCCACGACATCGGCCAGCGAACGCATGGCGTCCATCTGCCGCGTCTTGATCATGTCCACGATCCGGCGCTTGCCGCCCTCGTTAGCCGACACTTCCTGATCGTCATACGACCAGTTCGTGTTCGCCTGACGGAACGAGATCGTCGCCTGCTGCTGCAGGTTGGCGATCGTCGGGTTGAGGGTCTGCCCCACGCCGACCATCTGCGCCGGGTTATTCGAGGACGTCACCAGATTCCATTTGTAGGAGTGGCTTTCGGCCCCTTCCGACTTCATCATGCCGATGCACTCTTCGGCCTTGTATTCCCGGAGCGTCTGGAACAAGTCGATGACGCCCTTTTCTTCAAACTCCGCGATCTGGCTGAGAACCAGGTCGGCGATATCCAGCAACTGAATTGCCATGTGCGATGCTCCTCATTAGCGGTTCGAGAGAACCTGATCCCATTGGGCGTCAAGGCGTGACTGAGCCGACGCGGTAACTGCTTTCCGGGCCGGTGACGCAGTGGTTTGCCTCATCCGATCCGCCACGCGACCCTGAACCATGACCTTCTGCTGTTGAGTCAGCCGGTCGAAGAACAGTCCGTGGAACGCTCGCTTCGCCATCTGGTCCAAGGGCGGCATCGCATCGCCTCGGCTTCGGTGGTAAGCGATCTCCTTCTCAACCTGCTGGGCGACTTGCCTGCGGGCTTCCTTCTGCGACGCATCGCTCAGGGCGGAAACCTTCCCTCGCCCGACGATCGTCTCGTCCAATCCATCCAGTGCGGCATCGAACTGGTCGTAAAACGCCTGTTGCGCCGCTTGCTGGGCCGACTGCTGCATCTGCGCCAGATAGGGCAGGTGTTGCTGGAACTGATTCAGCACCGGAGCCAACTGCTGGAACCGCTGCTCGTAGTGAGCGTGAACACCCTGAAGGTGTTGGTTGAAGTGCCCAATCGCACCACGGATTCCTTCGTCGTACAATTCCTCGTCACCGGGCAGCTTGTACGGCTGGAACCCTTGGTACTGTTGTGCCGGAGTTTGTGGCGTTTGTGTCGGAGCGGCTTGCCTTTGCATCAACTCGCCGAAGCGGTTGACCATCGAGCGAAAGACGTTCGGGTCGCCGATCCGCTGCAAGTCCCGCTGGGAAACACCCAACGCCTGCGCGTACTGAAAATCCTGTTGCGTCCACTGGGCCTGCGGAGCATGTTGTGGCGCAGCCTGAGAACTCCCGGCCGGAGCAGCAGGCCGCTCCCCAGTAGCTACCGCGTCCGGCGCGGGAGACTCAGACGGTTCGTTTCGGGCGGTTTCGTCCGCCAAGACAGAATCCCACTGGGCTTCCAGTTGACTGGGAGCCTCGGGCGTGGAAAGCGAATCAGACGCATCGGCACCGAGCGTATCGGTGGACGCGGAAACATCTGCAGCCGCAGATTCGAGAACTTCTTCCGACATACCCATCAGCCTTGGGGGAGCGGCTGGGGGAAGGGCTTCGCCTAAATTAGACAAACTTGTCCGATTTTGTCAATCCCCATTGTCGTCGTAAACTACCCACCCCTTTTTTCGCAGCACCTGATCACGCTGCCGGTACGACCGGAAGACCTGATTACCCTTCTTGTCGTACTCGACGTGCAGCCCGTACTTAGCCGCCTCGGCGACCGCTTCGGCGATCTGATTTGGCTGGACGCCCGAGGAGATGCTGTGAATCTGCGCGTTCGGTCGCAGGGTCATGCCGTGAATGGCAAGCTCCGTTGCCCGTCGCTCCTTCTGCTGCTTTGCCAACTGCTCGTACACCTCTTGGGTGAACTCTCCGTTGAACTCCACCATGTGAACCTCGCTGCGGGGAGCGGCGAGGGAAAAACTACGCGGGCGACTGCGACCTGCCGCCTTGAGCCATCATCTGGTTGATCAGGGTCGTCTCGTCCCCCTGCATGCCCCCGGCCCCGCGCGACACGCGATTCTCGGTCGAGACTTTGACCGGCGGCGTCATCGGCGTTTTCTTGGACACGTCCGGCGTCCCCATCTGGAGCGGCTGGCCGTTGACCGTCACGAGGTCCGCGATCTCGGGCATGTTGCTGTAGCGGGCGATGAGCTTGAGGAACTCCGGCACGTTCGGGGTGATCCCAGCCTGCTGAAGCATCGGAGCCATCGGCAGAATGATTTGCGTCATGACCTGACTGACCTGCGACAGTTTGGCCGAAGGCGGCTGCTCGGTCATCGAGTACGGTTGCAGTTCCAGTTCGTTCAGGAAGAAGTCGTACCCCCGCTCGTCCGGTTGCAGCACGCTCGGAATTGGACCCATCGGGGACTGAAGAATCACCTCGTACGTGATGGCGGGGTCGGTCCACATCCAATACGCGAAGTCCGTGACGACCCGCTTCGTGAACTCACTCACCCGCGCCGACATGGCGGTGATGCGGGCCGATGAGTTGGTGTTGAGAATCTGGTCCTGCGTGGCGGTGTTCGCCATCGACCCCAGTCCGCCGAGGGTGTCAAGGTTCCCCGCCGCCCACGAGAACTCCTTCTTGAGTTGCATGAAGTAGGCAAAGTTCCGCTGGTCGATCCCGCCGTACTGCTGCTCGACGATCGCCTGCGGGTCCGCCGCCGACACAACTTCCCCGTCCTTCGCGTCCATGATCTTGCGGGCGTCGTCCTCGTTGTTGTTCGGGACAATGCCGATCTGCTTCGATCGCTCGGCCTGCCGGTGAATCTGGCGAAACACGCTGTTCGCCATCTCGTGCAGTGGCTTCCACGTCAACGCGGGAGCCAGCGGCATGCTGTTCCCTTCCACGTCGTTGTAGAAGAGGGCGTGACACGGACCACCCGGCGGACCTTCCCAGTCCCGCACCATCAGCGGGGCGGTGAGGTAATCCGGGTAGTACGTCACAATCAACTTCTCGCGACGGAGAAACACTTCGAGAACACGGCACCACTTCCCGATGCGGCCCTCGGTCGGATCGCCAGACAGGTCATTGAGCGGATCGTCAGTCCCCGACTTCTTCTCTGTGGGGCGGATTTCCTTCCGCACCTGCTCGTCGAAGTCCGGGTTGTCCTTCAGGTCGTCGTACCGCATGTCGATGTAGTGGCCGTAGTAGTCGGCCTCGTCGATCGTCGCCGCCGACATATCCTGCACCCAGTTCTCCAGCAGGATCGGTTCGAGGTATGGGGTCGCGTAGTCCGTCTCCTCGCCCATGACGGAGATCGTCCCCGCCGACTTGATGCCCACCTTCACCAGCCCCATGCCAAAGATCGACGCGATGACCGCACGTTGCAGGGCTTCCTTGATCGCGGGCGACTTCAGCTCCTGGTTGATGAGGGCTTCGAGTTTGAGAGACGCAGCCTTGTACCGATCCTGTTTCGTCCGCACCGTGACCTGCGGAGCCTTTGCCATCAGGCTTTGGGTGTAGATCGTCGCCGCCACTTCGAGCAGATTCAGCGGATTTTCTTCCACGCCCACGGACGGCGAATAGCTGCTGCCGACGTACTGCGCGATGAGTTGCTTGTAGTTGTCGCGGAACGGTTCCATCCGCAGATTCGACTTACGAATCGCGTTGTTCAGTTCCGTGAGTCCGACTTCCGATCTCGGGTCGATCATGCTCAATACCTCGGGCGAAATTTTTGGCGGGACTCACGAGCTTCCTGCTGTCTCAACCAGCCGATACTGCCCACCGGGTAAGACGCCTGCGGGCGCGGCTCTTTTGTTTCGTTCCTGACGACGGTGGGCATGCACAGCATCGCCGCGATGGCGTCCGCAATCACGCGGTCCCCGTGGTTCTTCGCCCCGTCTTTCATCATGGCCAGACGCTGGTGTTCAATTCGCCCGTCCGGCTGACACTTGAATTCCCGGCATTCCATCAGCGACTCGATCGACGGGTTGATGAACCGCCCCATCCCGAGTGCCTCGCGGTACTCAATCAGCAGCGCCCGCTTGGAATCTTCCGTAGACATCCAGCCGGGAATGCGATCCTTCGAGACCTTGCCGGACCGCAGTTCATCCTTCCGGTAATAGACGTTGCGGAAGTTCAGTTCGTTCAGGATAACCTTCGCCAGCGACATCCCCGGCCCGTTCCCTTCCCAGACGAGGAACGCGGGCCGGTCCCCGAAGCTGAAGTAGTAGCACAGGGCGACCACCACACGGGCGAATTCATGAATGCTTGTGATATTGCTCACCCATTCCGCCACCTTTTCTCCGGTGTTTCGGTCCGCCACCACAGCGATCGAGTTTGACGCTCCGGTTCCGCTCGACACGTCGCACGCCACCACGAAATCGCGGTGACGAGGCGGGCCAGCGCCGAGATCAATCCAGCTTCGCAGCGGTCCCCCGTCCAGTTCCGTGAACGAACCTTGCTTGCCGTGCAGGGTCATGTCGCCCCGGTAGAGCGGTGGGCGACAGTGCCGTTCCGCCAACCCTTCCAGTACACGGATGTCGAAGAACGGGTAATCGCTCCCGAGGTAGTCGATGTCCAACTCTTGGGCGATTTCCGTGGGATTCGGCGTTCGCTTGCATTCGTTGTCGTACCACGGAGAACGCAGCCCGTAGACCCCACCCGGAACGGACTGGACGTACTGGTAGTCGGCTGGGGCACCGCTGTCGAGAATCTGGATTCCCTGCCCTTTGACAACGCGGTACAGCCCGACGTTCTTCCGAGGGTGAACCGACCAGTGTGCCGAGAATGTCTTGGTCGTCTTGCGGGAATCAGCGAAGTAGTTCGACTCACCTTTCGGGGTCGAGTTCATGATTCGGCACAGCGTGTTGTCGCGGGTCGCACTCGCCACTTCGTACCCGCCATTCGGGAACGCCGCCGCCTCGTCCCAGAGGATCGCCGTTCGCCGTCCACCACGCCCGGCATCCGAGTTCGTCGACTCCCCTTCGATTGCCGACTGGTTTTCCTGATTGACCAGCGAGAGCTTCACCCGCGCATGGGCAGGCATCAGCCACGCAGGCATCGACCGCATGGCGAAGTCAATGTGCCCAAACAGGGAGTCGCTGTCGCCGTCCACCAAGTCCTCTTTGCGGCTCAGCATCAGGAACGACTGGTACGGCTTGAACCGCCATCGCCACAGCATCCAGAGGCAGACACACCACGACACACCCATATCGCGGGACTTCTCGATACGGAAGTCGTACCCGTTGTTGACCGCCGCATCGAGTTCCGTAATGAGGGTGTCTTGATACGAGTACGTAATGAACGGCAGCTTGGCTGGGTCTCGGCGCGGGTCATGCGTGAACCCGAACACGTTGATGAAGAACAGCGGGTCAGACTCGCATTTCTTCAGCAGGTAGTCACGAAATACCAGATCGCTCGCCGCCCGCTGAATGACGGACTGGCGGAACTTGAGGTTCGCAATCGGGTCTTTCGGGTAGTCAGGCACGCCGACGCTCCAGGTCTCCGCAGTGCGGATGCTCGTACTCTTCCACCGCAACGGGATCAATCAGGTCAATCAACTCGGCGTTCTCGTCGATCTCCTCTTGGCTGATCGTCACTCCTCCGCCTCCTTCAGCATCGCTTCCATCAGTCGATCCAGTTCCTCCACTTGCCTTGCCGTCGCAACGGCAATCGCATCGCGACCCTTGGCATTGTCGTCTTCCTTCACCACCTGCGTTTGCCACGTCTTCCAGAACGTCTCCGGGTCTGACCGGGCATTGAGGTACATCGCCCACGCCCCCGGCCCCGGACAATCCGCCGGGGAAACTCCCGACAACGCCAGATGATTCTTGACCCACGTCATTTCCTCCCGGCCCGAGATCGGTTTCACGCCAGCCCATGTGTCTTTCGTGACCACATGCTCCTCAGGAGCCTTGAACTTGCGGGGAGCCTCATCCACCAACCCACCAGTCGGGGCACCTGGATCATCCGCCAGACTCACGGCCCCTTCGAGATCAACCGACGTTCGGGCAGGCAGGGTTCCCAAGACCTGATCGACAGCCTGCTGTTCCCTCACCATCCGCCCGTTGATCGACCGGATCGCATCAACCGCATCCACCGACAAGTCCAGTGCCGCCGCCGCCGCCAGATACCGCCGATGCAACTCCCCGGCCAACAGCGGTTTCCCGCGCGGGTCCGTGAACGGCATCTTACCCTTCGCGTCCTTCTGGTACTTCGGGGCATACAGCCGCATCGGGTTCGACAGGCAGAACTGTTCCACCCACAGCTTCCACTTCCGCTGCGGCTTCGTTGTCCCGAACTCCCGAAACACATACTGCATCGCCAGCAGCCGCCGCTCCTCACCCCACACGTGCGACTTCATGAAGTCCGTCACCTGCTTTGTGTAAACGTCGTAGAACTCCTTGGCCCCCAATTGCAGCAGAACCATCTTCACGAACAGGGTGGCGTTAGCGTTCATCGGCACAACCGTGCCGCCTTCCACCTCAAACGTCGATCGTGGCTTCGCTCCCACCTTACTCCCCTAAATTGGACACGATTGTCCTATTTACCATCTTCCCGTAAAGTGTCAACGTCAATCGCCTCTTGACAGCCGCCCCCCATCTGCGAAGATGGCGACTCAGGCTCTGATGCCAGACAGGCTCAACGGTGGTGCTGCCTACCTCGCCCGCACAGGGCCCCAAAGGCACCACGAAAAAAGGACTTGCTCCGGGCGGCGTCTGAGACCCCAGCCCCTTGTAGCCACCAGACCGTGACACTCTCCCACGGCGGACAAACACCTGCCCTGCAACTCAGGGATAGCCAGACAGCTTGCGATGGATTTCGCTCGCCTGGCCGCAAGTCAAAGGGGGTGGTCTCTCTCCACCACAGCCCCTGCCGCCTCACCAATCCCCAAGTGAATCGCCGCGCCCAAGGGGCCCTCGCCGGGGGCCCACGACCCGAACATTAAGCAGTATCGGGTTTGCTTATAGTGTGTGGGAGTGTGGGCGAGGGTCTACTTATATACCGGGCGACGCGCGCGCCCGCGCCCTCGGGGCAAAAGGTCGCGCCACCTTTGGTCCGGGGGTCCCTGCGACGTCCCGCAACACGTTGGCGGACAACACGTTACGGCGGATCGAGCGTAGGCTATCACGCGCGCGATAGGATATAACCACACGCGAATTCGCGCGCGAAACCAGACCAACACGCTCGCCCTCTGCCTTCCCCGCGCGGCTCGTGACCTGCCCTCGACGATCGACCTAGGCAGCAGCGCAGCAGGCTCGAAACGGGCGATCAACAGGCCGCAAACGACCTCGCAGGAGCATGCGATCGGCCTGCGATCAACCCCGAAACGAGGGTTGAATAGTCCTGAAACGGGCCTCAATCGAAAAGTTTTTTCTCCCGATGGCGTAACAGGTTATGAGCGGATCGACCTGGCCTCGACCAGAAATCTTCGCCCTGTGGTGTTGACGGACTTTACGCCCGCCGATAAAGTTCCCTCAGTCGCAGGCCGTTGTGGACCAGTGACGAACAACCTGCAAACCCGACTGGAGTTACCACGATGAAGATTGTTCTGGAGTTTGATACCGCTGGCCGTTTGGTCACGCTGCTGACGCGCCACAGCGAACACCTCGAATCGTTTCATCCTGACACGCGACTGGACCTACTGACAGGCTACCAGTATCAGTCGCCGATCTATCCTGGCCGTGTTCGCGTGACGGTTTCAGCGATGCCTGGTGGCGATCGCCTATTCCGTCACGTTCGCCGATCGCCAGCGTACTGTGAGGCTGTTGGACTGATTGGATAGATCGCCTTGCCCTCTGATCGCGTAACCGGGCCTCGCAACCCGGCAGAGGGGATCGAAGTTTGAATCCTGTTCAAGCCCCGTTTGGAGGCCGTTTCAATGCAGTTGTTTGAGCAATATCGCCCGAAAGACTTCTCGGAGGTCGTAGGCCAAGATAAGGCCATCACGCGCATTCTGGCGATCAAGGCCCGCACCGGCCTCGCAGGTCGCGCCTACTGGATCAGCGGCCAGAGCGGAACCGGCAAGACAACGATTGCCCGTCTGATCGCCAGTGACGTCGCGGAAGAGCTTGCCATCGAAGAGCTTGACGCAGGTAGCCTATCCGTCTCTGCCATCCAACAAATCGCCAGAGATTGCCGAACCCGAGGCATGGGAAAGCGCACGGGCCGCGTGTTCATCGTGAACGAGGCCCATGGGCTTCGTCGCGACGCAATTCGGCAACTGCTCGTCACGCTCGAATCAATCCCGGCCCATGTCGTCTGGATTTTCACCACGACGAACGACGGCGAACAATCGTTGTTCGATGACACAGACGATGCGTGCCCGTTGTTGTCGCGTTGCCTGACGATCGCGTTGGCGCGCAGAGACCTGGCGAAACCCTTCGCCGAACGCGCTCGGGAGATTGCACAGCGTGAAGGCCTCGACGGACAGCCTCTCGAGCGGTATATCCGCCTCGCGCAGACGCATAGGAACAACCTACGGGCGATGCTCAGCGCAATCGAAGCGGGCGAAATGGTAGCTTGACGCTTATGTAACAAATCAACTGTAAAAGGATTGCAATTATGATCGGAGCAACTGACTTTTCCACGCCAGAGACACGGGCCGAAGTGGACTATCTTCACCGCGCGATTGAATACGCTCCCGCTGATCCTGGCCCGCTTGCGGCGTCTCTTGTGGGATGGTGGACAGCCCTAGGGAATTGGGTCTGCGCTCGGTGCGCGGGTCGGATCATGGCCCGAGGGTGCCGATTCCCGAAGTCGGAACCGAAGTGGAGAGACGACGTGGGGCCGCGCGGCGTCTGCTGCTGCTGCGACAAATAGACGACATCTAGGCCGAAACTCGCGCGAGCGGGTCGCGACGTAAGGCGTCGCTTGAGAATGGCCCAGTAAACCCCGACTGGAGGATGACAGATGACAGAGCGATTCGAGTTTTCCGCAGTGATTGACACGGGCCGAGACGGAGACCAGATCGAGACTCACCGGTTTGATCGGTGCGCGGACGCTGTGCGATGCATGATCGAGTTTGCGGCGATCACTACCGATTCGATTGTCCGCGACCTGCGGACAGGGCGCGCCGTGGTGGAGATCGACCGAGACAGGTCGCTGTCCGATCATCGCTGGACCATGGAATTCCGATTCCCGCGACGATCCTGGAAGAACTGGACAGTAGCGTGCGCTCCATTCCGCCGCGTGCGAATGCTGCTGGCGAAAGATCGCCAATAGACGCCATACAGGCCGAAACCGTCGCAAGGCGGTCTGCTGGTGATGCCAGCACTGACGAGGCCAATTTAACCCCGATGGAGGCAGAGACAATGCAAGCGATCCAGACGAAGTACACCGGGCCGACGAATACTCGCGGCGCTCGCGTCAAAGCGTTCACCGAGGGCGGGGCAACGCTCACGGTCGGATGGAACCACGCCGTCAACCACGATGAGAATCACCGCCTCGCGGCGTTCGCGCTCGCCAAGAAACTCAACTGGGCCGGCAAGTGGGTCGGAGGCGGAACCAAAACCGGAGCGGTGTACGTCTGCGAAACCCACAACGCGGACACGTTTACCATCCAGAAGGGTGAATAGATCATGACGGTTCAAGAATACCGAGACTTCACGAGCCACCTTTACCACGTCGCCCGCGAATCGTGCGGTCTGGTCGGTGCGCAAGAGAAGCGGCAGTGGGTCGGCAGAGTCGAGCGGCTACTGGTCGTCGCGCAAGTGTCGCAAGACGAATGCAAGCGGGCGACGAAAGCCGACCGGCTGAAGTTGTGGAACGCTCGCGCCGACTTGGCCGCGAAGTACCACCCGATTCAGGCACTGGTCGGCAGTCCTGAATAACCCACAAGCGGGCCGGGGTCGCCAGACGCCCGTGCGGATCGTACCGCGCCCCGCTTATCCCGGATTGACCGGGGGATGTTTACTTCACTGAGGGGATTGACATGGAATACGTACAAGAATGCGCGGCGATGGTGAAGCACACGCCGGGACCGTGGAAACAGTACCGATACGTATGCTCCGAGACTGGCGAAACGCAATTTAGCGTGCAGACGGACAGGCCACCGGCTCTTTGCGATGACTCGCGTTCTATCGCAGTGATGACTGGTGCATACTTGACGCGACCTGGAAGCCGTGGTCGCGATGAGTTGATCGCAGAGAACGAAGCAAACGCCCGTCTGATCGCAGCCGCGCCGGAACTGCTGGCCGCCCTCGTGAAGGCGGTTGCGCGATACGAGGCCACGCTGGCGACGTGCCCGCACCGACACGAGACCCGCGAGGAACTGATCGTAGCCCGCGCCGCAATCGCCAAAGCAACCGCCGAGTAAACCCACACGAACCCACACAGGAGATCAAACCATGAAGTCTTACACGCTGAACATCGCAGGGACCGGGGAATGCTCGGAGTTCTTTGCCGAGAACGACACCGAGGCCGAGCGGATCGCCGAGGGGATGCTAGGCCGCGACGGTCTGGTTTTCTGCGACCAATGGGACGCCGACGGAGTGAACGACGACGACGAACCTTGTAAGCGGCTGTTGATTTGGGCGAACGAAGAGGACGCGGAGAACGACGCCGGGGCGAAGTCTATCGCCCAGATCGAGACGATTGGCGACGACGTTTAGCTATCACACACAGGAGATCGAACGATGAAGAACCTAATCGAAAGAGGCATCAAGCGGATCGAGAAGGCGCTCGGCCCTGCGTTGTGCAGCGACAGCAACCCTTGCGGCGCGGTCGTGCAGTACAACGAGGGCGAGGCGAAGGCGTGGCGAATCGCCGACGACCACGCCAGCGAGGAGTTTGCCCTGCTCGATTCCGCGTTGACCGCAGCGGAAAAATGGGCGTCGCATTATTCCAAGTAGACTCACCCCAAAACAGGAGAACCACCCAATGCCCTACAACGGACACGAAGCCCGCCAGAACCTCGACAAAAACCGCCTACACGGACCGCCCGGAACCGGCGGCCGTGGGATCACAGAGCGCGATTGGCTCCACTTTCTGTGGCTCTTTCACTGCGTTTCAATCGCTGCTTCACGCGACTTTCTGTACCAAGCCGGGTACAGGCCGAGCGCGGTGAAACAGTTTGCAGAGTACGCGAAGGAACTACCCGAGGACATGCGAAAGCGGCTGGCGGACGAGATCGCCCGCCGGATCATGGAGAACGATCGCAGCCTCGATCCGCCTGGTCATCGGGCCGATACGGCTTCGCTTGACCCGCACATTCGACGACGGCAGGAATCGTAAGACCGCCGATAGACGCCGTGGACGCCGCGCCCCGCCTGGTTCATCTCCAGAGCGGGGCGTTTTCGTTTCCCGGCTTAGCGGTTGTACTCGGGGCGGATCGCCCGCAGATACGTGACGTTGAGTTTGGCCGAGGCCGTGGCTTCAATAAACCGCAGCTTGCTCAGGTTGCCGAAGTATTCCGTGGGCGGATCTCCGGCGTACAGAATCTCCCCGACAGACGCCGTAGGCGCGGTTTCGTCCGTTCGCATGCGCACGTTTTGAGTCTCCGCCTGCAATCGCACGCCAACACAGTCCCCGGTGATGCCGGTGAACGGGAGTGCCGTGGACGCCGACAGGCTGGTGAGTTGTTCGAAGTTGGCGATGTCGTAAATACCGTGAGCCATTGCAATTCCCCTATGGAAGCCAGAAGACGGGCCGCTTAAGTAACCGTGCGCGGCGACCACGGGACGCCGTTGGAACATCGTCCTGCGCTGAAAACCCAGTTGCTTGGCTTTCACCGCCACCCGAATAACCGTGTACGCCAACACGCAGCCCGACTGTCACCGCGGTGTTGGACACCTGCAGGGAAATTCCGGTTGCCTGATCGTTGAAATAGATCGAGCTTCCACTTGCCCCTGCCCTCAGGTCGTCCCGTGTCTGAACGCTTCGCGTTGCCGTGCCGAGGGACGTGCCGACATTCGAGACCAGAGAGAAGGCCCGTAAGACCGTTGCTGATGCGTTGTCGCAGGTGTAGCCGCTGGTGCTGCCGTTTCCTCGAATGATCGGCCCGAGCGCAGGCTGACCGCCGTTCCTGGTAACGCTTTCAAGCACCGCCACATTGTTGGACGAAGACAGCGACGTCGGATGCCAGCCGTAATTACTGGCGTTGCCGATACTGATGCCGCCACCGCCGCCGTCAAAGTACAATTTAGAACCGAGGCCGTCGCCGCTATTGCCCGTCTGGAATCGGTTTCCGTTCTCGCCTGCCACGGTCCAAGCACCACCCGCTCCGGATGGCGTGTGGGCTGACAGAAAGATAAACTCTGCGTTGTCGCGGAACGTGTCTGTAAAGCTCGTTTCGGGCCGTTCCGGGCGGATATCCCGCAGTTTGGCCCCCTTGCCGCGTAGCGTCACCGCGTCAATCCCCATGCGGTCCGCTTCAGCCTGAAGGAACTTGCCCAGCATCCGGCGCGGAATCGTCTCATCATCGACCATCCGGGCAAGGTCGGCGCGGATCAGAACTGCTTGCTTGAGTCGCTCCGTTGCCGTGGTCTGCCGCTCTTTTCTTCCGCCGAGGTGCAACTCCAGACGGTCCGGCCTGTGGCACCGCAATGGGCGACACGCAGCCTCTCCATCGTCGTCTGCACCGTCCGTCAGGTGAGACCAAACCATCTCCTCGACCGTGTCCCCGCTGGGGCGGAAGAACAGCGCCCGTTCCCAAGCGTCTCGGTCCCGGGTGGCGTTGCCAGCGCCAAGTTCAATCGCGCCTTCAGGCAACTCGCCATCGACCACAGCCACCGCGTAGCCCAGCGCGGTCAAATGAACGTGCGTGGCGGTCGGTCGCAGGTCAATCGCGGACGTGACGTTATCCGGCAACGCCCAGTGAGGCATGCCGTCGTCTGTTTTCCAGCGGTAAGGCACCAGGGCCGTTGCCATCATTTCTCCTCGCCACGCTCACACAACACGCCCAAAACGATCACGACAGCGACAATCAGCAACACGGCGAAATCAACGTCCATTTCGTCGAGCATGGCTAGTAGACCTTGCCCTTGATGACCTTCTTGTTTTCCACCTTCCACGCCCCTTCTTTGTCGATCTCAACCATCGCGAACCCGTGCGTGCTGTTGCTGATTGGCCGATATCGGTATCTGGTTTGGCAGAGACAGGCCGTCGTGTATGTCGTGTGTTCGTGTTCCCCAAGCGTCTTTTCGCTATGTTCGCTTCGGCGGTGAACGTGACCACACATTGCCGACTCTTTTGTCTTGTTCCAGAGGCTTTTTGCTGGACTGGCCCCGCCCCCGCCGCCGCCAAACTCGTGACCATGAAGCACCGGCAGCTTTCCAATGTGGACTGGTCGGCACTCCTTCACGACGTGGATGTCGAGCTTCTTCGTGTCGTAAATGCTGTCCCACTCAAACGCATTCACCCCCAAAAACTCCGGGGCTTTCTGCTGCATATACTTGTCGTAGCGTTCCTCGTGATTGCCCATCTTCCAGACGATCGTTGACCCAGGAAACTGGCCTCGCAGATACCGAAGCATCTCAATCGTCTTGTTGATCTCTTCGCCAAAGTTCCGCTCTCTCGGGTCGGTCTGCCAATGGCTGATTGCGTGTCCGTCTGCAATGTCACCATTCAGCAGAAGCCGATTGCATCCCTCTTTTTGCCCCCACTTAACAGCGGTATCGAGCGCAGTTTCATCATGAAACGGCACATGGATATCGCTTAGAACCAGCACTTTCGCTGGCCCGATCATCTGGTACGGCTTCCAGTCAACAAACGTCGGAATCGAGGCAGGCATTCCAGCAACTGTGTGCTTCGTCGGCGCGTGGGTTGCTTTGTGCCTGTGTCCCTTACCCATCGCGCCCCTTGCATACCTGACCAGACACCGAGCCGCTTCAACGTCCGTGAACAACTTTGGCGAGTCTTTGTACGCCATCCGGGCAATCTGGCGGCTTGAGCTGTCTGGAAACTTTGCCAGCAGATCATGGATCAGCTTTCGCCCGTGCGGGTTTGCACTCGCCATCACCCGGCCCTCTGTACTGCATCACATCGAACAGGATCGCAGACAGTTCACTCGCGACCGCTGACACCCACTCCTCGTTACAGTCGCTTCGCACCCCGTGTAGGAACTCGTGAATCAGCGTGTCGATCAGGTCTTTGCCGGCCAGTTTGTCGTAAACAAAAATCGTCCGAGCGTCCCAGTCACACAGCCCGTCAACGCGGTGAGATATCCCGTGTGATTTCGCCGTGTCCGTCAATCGTCGTCGGGGCAGCAGGACCAGCCGCCACGGCTTGCCCGCTACCGTGATTCGCTTGGCTGGCTGCACGGCTGGCTCCCGTAATGATGTCCAGACAATCCGAGTAGCCGCACAGGTCAACCATGCTGTCTCGGTGGTCTGGCGTCTCAACCAACCTCGCCACCTTCACCGCGAGCATGCACAGAACAACCTCGTGCGGTTCGATCTTCCGACCCAGAATCACTGTCCAGATCGCTGCGATGCGTTCATGATTCGGGCGAGGGTCGCCATAGTCCCGGCCCCGCTTGGCGACAATCTGCGTTGCCTCTTGAATCACCGAAGCCATCATTCCCTCTGTGCGAAAAGGGCGTCCTTGCCCTTACAGCCCGCATCATGCGAACCGAGATATATCGCCCCCTCTCATACAGAGATGTCAGGGCGGCGAAATCTTGCTTCCTGCTACTGGCAGACCTGCTGCCACCCAAAGCGGGTCCAAACAAAGCGACATGTTGGTGCGGCGTACTGAATCGACTGCGGGGCGATCTGCTTTGGCGTCGGCTTCGGAGCGACCGGGACCGCGAGACTTGGAACTTCAGCGGGCTTACTGGCGACGACAGGCCCGACCGAGAACACATCGAGCATCAGCAGCGGCCCCGTAGTACCCTCGCCGCACGAGAACACGTCCAGCATCAGCGTGTCGCTTTTGCTAGTCGTCGCCGGCAGCACTGCGAACACGTCCGGCAGGTCATTGGCGTACGCTGGAGCGCAGCAGAGCAGGGCGGCAAAGAGAGTCGGTCGCATCGTGTCACCTCGTGAAAGGAACGGTGGAAGCAAACACGTCAATCGTGAGTTGTTGGGCAGGAAACCCATCGAAGTCCGAATAGGCCCACGAATCGCCCTGCCGCGTGATGTAATCCATGTCGCTGGCCTCGACCCAGAATCCGCCGGGAGGCTCGTCGGCAAGCGGGGCAGGGTGAGCAGCATCGCCCCAGCTATTCAAGATGTAGAAGCGACCCGCAGGCCCACGCGATCCGTCGTACGCGATCACGCACATCTGGTGCATCCAGCGGGTATTCCTGCGGGCGACCTGCTGCCCGTCACGCGGCTTGATGTCGGTGCTGCCGTAGTCGCTGGCAATCGTGACCGGATACCCGTTGCAGATGGCGTCTCGGCAATCTACGGCTGTCGCAACCGGGGCGGTCGTCTTGACCAGCCGCTGCATGGCGAGCCGGATCATGTCATCCGGCGGACCATTACTGCCCCACTGGCGGGCGATGGCTCCCGAGTAAGGCGGACAACCTGGATCGTCGAGCGATAGCACGCCGTACTTGCTGACGCCCTTCGCGGCCCAGGCTCCGACCGAGCCATCACCGCGAACGCGATTCTTGCCGATCTGGACCCGCGAGATACCGTAGACATACGCCGTCGAGACACGGCGGAACTCAGTCGCAGGCCCATCGCGGGCAATTCGGATACAGAGCAGGTATTCAATCGCGTTCTTGGTGCCGAAGCTCACACAATCCCCGACCTGCTGCGGGTAATTATCCGTGTGCCGACCCAACACTTTCGTCGTCGCGTCCCACAGCTTCACGACAGCGCGGCTGTTGTCTTGGTAGACCGGCACGCCGTCGGCGTTGACGACCTGAAACGGCGTCGATTCAGCGACAACCGGCGCGGCGATCTCCGCGTGGTTTTCGACCAGCCCGTAGCGGTGATCCTCGGGCGTGACCGATGGCGAAGCAGTCAGCCACACAGCCAGACCGGCAGCCATCACGCCGAGGAAGAACGGCGCGCCCCACTTCAGAATGGACCACTGGCGGCGAGACATTTACACAAGCTCCAATTGCTTAGGGGCCGGTGCAGGCTCTTTGAACAGGTCGCACTTGGCGAGTCGCTCGGCTTCGCGGATTCGCTTCAAAGCGATCTCAAAGTACTTTGGTTCCTTCTCGATGCCGACAAAGCGGCGTCCGGTGCGGATGCATGCTACGCCGGTCGTGCCCGATCCAGCGAACGGGTCGAGGATCAGGTCTCCCGGCGTACTACCGACTTGCTCAAGGCACCAACGCATCAGGCAGACAGGCTTTTGCGTCGGGTGGTTTCGTGTGTCGCCTTTGTCCTCGCCCGCGCCTTGGCACATACCCTTCCAGACGTATGAGAAAATGCGAGACGCTCCCCGGCGGGAATGCCATGCGAACTCAACATCAGAAAAGCTATCCCACGGCTCCTTGTCGCCCAGCTTATTCCAAGCCAAAAAGCGACCATGCGGCAGACGCTGGGAGAAGTGATCGGCACCCCACATCAGGACGTTATCGCACAGGGATAGGAACGGAGCGGGGTCGAAGGGCTGATCGTCGCCCGCAATCGCTTCAATATTTCGCTGTTCACCTGCCTCGAACTTGACGCCGCAGTAGCCGCCTTTCTTTCCGCCAGTCCCCTTCTTGTACGAAATGCCATACGGCGGATCTGTCACGACCGCATCGACCTTGCCCAGCGTCGGCAGCACGTCCAGACAGTCGCCGAGGTACAGCGTGCAATGCTCGGTATGTTCGACGCGCATCAGGCCGTCCCCCACCGCAGGCCCGCAGCGACTTCGCGGAACAACCCCGCCCAGTCGTCGAGCGCCTTGAGTTGCGGGGCAATCTCTTTCAGCCGCGCATTGAGCTTGCCCACGACAGCCAGCAACGACGGGCGAGGAATGCCGATCTTGGCCAGAAACGCCCGCGCGATCTTGGCAGCCATCTCGTTGATATTCGCGCCGGTGAAGTTTGCGGGCGTTGCGACGATCTCCGCAGCCATCGCCTCACAGATTCCCGCGTAGGCAATGCGGTCGTCCTTCGAGATGTCTTTAGCCCACGTCGCAACGTCCCGAGTCAGGTTGAAACGCGACTCAGGGGGACCGGGCGGCACAGGGGGAGAAGGCTCCGGTGCCGGTGGTCCCGGCGTGGGCGTCGGTGCAGGCGACGGCGGCGTCGGTGTCGGCACCGGAGCGGGAGGGGATGGCGGGATAGGCGACGGCGTAGGCTGCGGTGTCGCGGGAATCGTGACCGTCCACGTCAGCAGGTCGGCCCCTTCGGCGTTCGAGACGACGAGCGTGTACTGCCACGAACCCGGCAGGCTCGCGATATTGATCCGCGATCCATCCTCGCCGCACGTCCGAAACATCACGCGACCCGGCAAGTCAGGCTGAACACGCCAGAGATAGCGGACCTTGTCGCCCTGCGATCCAGAGGCGTCGAGCGTGAGCAGTTCGCCAGCCGTGCCCGTCGTCGGCCCGTTGATGACGGCTTTGGGGGCGGCGGCAGAGGCAGCACCGGCGATGGACAAAAACACCAGCAGGGACTTGGTAACTGCTGGTAAATCGACAATGCCGCTGTCGTCTTCGGTCGACTTCGGGACGAACGCCTGTCCGCTGAACCCGGTAATCGGCCCCTCAAACTGCGGGAACACATCCGGCACAACCGGCGTCTGATACGGCTCGAACGCCTTCCGCACGATATCGACCAGCAACTGAAACGCTTCCGGCGTCAACTGCCGGCGAAAGCTCTCGATTGCCGACCGAAGCCCAGCAACCGCAAGCGATCCACCCAACCCCAGCAGCATCACCCACAGGTCGGGCGTCATCCAGGCAGGCAGCGCGAATCCGTCCGCGTTCATGATCCGTGGGCAGGTCGCGTAGTAGCCGACCGAGCCAGCCGCAATCAAGGCCGCACCCGCGTAGCTTTTAAACCCGTTCGTGGCCCGCCAGATAGCGAGGCCGACCTGCACCAGCGTGATAACCCAGCCCATTCGCCTGCACCTCCGCACGAGTATTACCGCGTGCAAGTAGTGCAGCACATCCAACTATTAAATCAAGAGGCGTTCTTATCTCGATGTAACCTGTTACGCCGTTGACGCTTCGACCGCATGATAATCTCATGCAAGCAGCGCTTCTTTGTCTGGCCCGGCTTTTTGATGCTCTCGATATAGGCGTCGTCGTCGGCTGATATGCCGATTGTGGTGCCGGGTTTAGTCAGTTTGGGTAGTGGCATCATGCCCCCTTTTCGTTGCTTGTTCAGCGTGGATCAGTTCCGCACGGGCGAGCCAGCCGTGCCATGCGTGAAACGAGCTTCCGTAGAAGTATTCGCCGTTGTCGCTCTGTCTGCGAAATGCGTGCGGTCGCCAGCCTTTCGACTTGCCCCACGCCTCAAACGCCACCCGCTCGGCTTCGATTTGGTCTGGTGTCACTCCCGCACCCCTTTCTCCGCAGCCTCGACCGCCGCTTTGATCGCGGCGAGTTGTGTTGGGCCTGAACCCATAGTCAGAGGCTCCCGGCCCGGCAGGCGAACCCACGCCCACCATCCGTCATGGTCCTGTCCCGCCTCAAATCCGATGCAACGCGCCAGCAGCGCCCCGACTTCGGCGTGTTCGTTGGTGTTGTCGCTTTTCAACCCAATATCCCAGAACGAACGGCAGGACGGACAGAAGCCCTCTTCGATATCGCTCGGAAGAACGGAATCGTACTTCTTGCCTTGCTCCCCACACTCCGGGCATTGATACACACTCATCACTCCCCCAGTGCCGCGACGAGGCGGCGAATGTCACGCATCTTGGCGATGCAAACGTCGTCAACGCCCAACTTAAAGAACCAGTCGCCACCGTCTTCCACGACCTCGATTGTCAGATGCTCTCTCGGCGTGATGTACCACTTCGTGACATATTTGCTTTTAGTCCACCCGTCAGCCTTTAGGCGCTCGGGCGTCACCGGCTCGTCGTCGTCGGGGCGGACCGTGGTCATAACGTGATTGATAAGCGCTTGTAGGTCTTCCGATGAAATGCGGTTGACGTTCCATTCCTCATTGACTCGTTCCGCCGCCTCAATCAGTTGCTTTGCGTTCATTCTTGCTCCCCCTTGATCTTCGCGGCCTCTGCCGCCATGCCGTCAACCGCCGCCTGGTACAGACGCTCTGTGTGTTCCGGCGGCACGCCTAGCTGCGTCATCATTCCCGCTGACGCAACCATGCCACCGGCCTTAACCATGTGGATTGGAAATTCTGTCGTGTCCGCCATCGTGGCCCTGTATCGCAGACAGAGGCACATCATTTCCTCCATCAGTTTTGTCGCGTCGTTCATCTCGCCCCCAGCCTTTCGCAAAGTTCCACAGCCCAGCGATAGGCCCACCGCTCGACCTCGGCTGGCTTGTGCTGAATCAAACGCCACTCGTCGAGCGCTTCCTGTGCCACCATCGCGTTGCCGTCGTCGGGGTCGGGCGTGAGGGTCTTTGGCGTCGGCGGAATCACCGAAAGGTTTGCGGCGATTGACGTGTCCGTTACCGGGACGATTGGCTGCGGACCTTGCTGTAGCGTCGCAGGCTCGCTACGAACGCCCAGCCAGCCTCGTTCAATCATCTGCTCCGTAGACACCAGCCATGGGCTATTCTGGTCTTCCGCCCACCGCTTACCGTTGAACCACGCTGGACGAACCTCGCCGTCTTCATGTGTCACGTCATAATCACCAGGCTCGTCTTCGCGCGGCCAAAAAAAAGCTGGCTCAGCATCCGCAGGCTCGCGGCGGACGCCGAGGTAGCCACGCTCGATCAATTGGGCTGTGAGCAACTGCCACGGAGCAAACGGACCTTCAGACCACTTTGATCCGTTCCACCACAAGCGATGAATCTCGCCGTCGCTATGTGTCACCTCAAGCCAGCCACGACGCTCGTCAAGCGGCCATTCGTATTCCGCCTCACTCATCCCCCACCGCCTTTCCGATCCACTCAATGGACAACTGCAACTGATCCGCATGGACCTTGAGCGGCGAGCCAGCACACTGGCGGATCGCCTCAGTCACATGGTCGTATTGCTCTTGATTCAATAGCACCTGATGGACGTTGCCATTCGACAGCTTGGCGATCACGCCAAACACGGGGGCGACTGTTTCACTCACAAGACACCGCCTTTCTTCGCCAGTTCGGCCAGTAGGGCGTCTGCTGCTTCGACAGCTACGTGAGACGCCACTGCATGCGACATCTGAACCGGCAAGCCCATCAATCCCTGCATCGCCATCGCGGCAAACAATTCGCGCTTTGTTAGGCCAATTTCCCAGCCCGAGTAGCTGCCCGTCTGCTGGCCTCGAACCTTGTCGTCTGGCCCAAATTGACACTCGACCGGCATCGCTGGCATGTCTCCGTTTTCAATGCTCACTCTGCACCGCCTTTCTCTCTCTGATGTCCCCGAAATCTGCCTCGGGAACATGCTGGGTTTTGCGGGAATTACCGGGCCGACACATAGGCCACTGCGGCGGCGATTGCCTTGTCGTGGTCGTCGTAAAAGTCGCCGCCGATGCCATTTGTCATCGTGAACAGGTATTGCACAGCCCGCACCATCGCACACCTGGCCGTCTTGCCGTCCACCTTCTCGACCGATCGCGCGATCACCGAGCCGTCGGCGCATTCCTCGATCTCGTGCAGCGGCTGGCAGTGGTACTTCTCAAACTTGTCTCGCATCGAGAAGCCCGTCTCTTGCGAAGAGAACGACGGCAGTTCCTGTCCATGCTGGTCCCATCGCCGCATGAACTCTTGTGCCGAAATGATCCCAACAACCCCGTCAGCCCCCTCGCACACTTCGACCCCGCCGATCTTCTGCCAGTTCGACACGTCAGTCTCCTATCTCGCTCACCTCAACCATCACCCGACCATGCGGGGTTACGTCGCCCCGCTCCATTTCCAGCCGGTCAACCTGCGAGTCGTCATCCCACACGCCAGCCGCCGTCAGCCCGTCCAAGATTGGCTTGAGCAGGTTGTCCAGGTCTCGCTTCCGCTTGTCCGGCGGCATGATGCAGACCGACAGCTTGACCCGACCGAGCAACTTGCGAGACACCTTGCCAGCCAGATCGGCCAGCAGTTCCTTGCGGAATAGCTGTCCGTTCTTCGAGACCATCACGCCGCCGCGTCTCGTCCTGATCCAGTAGTTGTTCACGCTGGGCGGCCACGGCAGCCAGAGACGCATCGGGCGAGCCATTCACGCACCGCCTTTCAGGATGGCGTCGATTTGCTGCTTGGTCCTATTGGCTTCGCCGTGGTGCGCCAGCTTTGTCTTGATGTCGCGGAAATCCCCCGCGTCAAACATCTGTTGGCCGAACTCATCAATCAGCGACCCCAACGCCTCAAGCTCGGCGATCCGTGCCGTCTGCTCGACGATCCTCCCATGCGCCGCCTCGATGATTCTGACCGCTTCCAAATCCGTCATGCTGCACCCCCTAAAACGGAACGTCTTCGTCGGCCCCGGTCACTTGTTTCTCCGCCGCTTCGGTCCAGTTGCTACTGCCCTGCGGCACTTCCTGCGGCCCATCCGGCTTCTCGCTCTTGCCGCCGACCATCACCATCCGCTCGGCCGTCACCTTGAGCTTGCTCCGCTTCTGCCCGGTCGCTTTGTCGTCCCAGGTGTCCATCGTCAGCCGACCCTCGATCAGCACAGCCCGGCCTTTCGCCAGATACTCGCCAGCAATCTCGGCATCGCGGCCCCAGAGCGTCACATCAACGAACGTCACTTCCTCTTTTTTCTGCTGCGTCGCCTTGTCGAACCACGTCCGGTTGACCGCGAGGCTAATCTCCGCGACGGCGCTGCTGTTCGGCAGATACCGTACCTGCGGGTCTCGCGTCAGGTTGCCCATCAGGATCACTTTGTTAAAACTTGCCATCTCTCCCATCTCCCCGTGTTAGTCCACTGTTAAACCCATGTCCTGCGCAATCTGCTTCACCACGTCCTTCCCTGGCTTTCCCATGTCGTCATCACCCGCCATCGGGACGTACGCCCGAGGCATCTTCCGCTGACAGAGCCTGAATAGGTCTGCGACCTCCGGGAATCGCGTCTCCGAGGTTGCTAGCTCCACGACCGACAGATTGACCACCTTCGCCGGGAACCGCCGCAGAACGCAAAACCACGCGCTCAGTTGCTGCTTCGTAAAATTCGAGGTTCTTTTGAGCGTGGTGAGTGCCACCATCGCCCGGAAGAATTCCTTCTTCGATAGCCCAGTCGGCGAGGGCTGCGTTGTTAGCGGCCTCGCGGTCGTATTCGTGAGTTGCGAGTCCGCCACGCTTGCCGTGACCGGCGGTAGAGAAAACACCAGCCGCGTTGGCGTTGCCACTTCCGATTCGTCGCTCAGCATCGTTTTTCTCCCATGTTCGTACACACGCCTGCCAATCCTTGATCTGCCGCCCGTTGCTCATGACCCAGCCCCTGGCGGCGTAGTGATCCACGAACCGCTCAGGGTCCACGGCGTTGGCCCGCTCGGTGCAGTAGGCTCGAACTTCTTGGACGGTTGGAGCAACAAAGCGGCGGGACGGTTTCGGTTTCTGTTGCGAAGCAACCACAGATTCTGCGCCAGCAGAATCAGGGATAGGTACAGGTTTAGGTATAGGTATGAATGTTGCCCACTTACTTCCCGGTTCTTTCCCGGTTGTTACCCCACTTAATTCCCGGTTGTCTCCCGGTTCTTTACCCACATCCTTAGTCAAATTTGACGTAGAAAGTGGGGTGACAAATTCTGCCATGTCGCCTTCGTCGGTCGGCGAGTCGTCCAATCCTTGGAATTTCACAGGCACTTCGACCCAGTACCGACCCGGCTTCGCTTTCGCTCCGGGGATGTAAACAAGCCATCCCGACTCAATCGCCTTTTCTCTCTGGCGGTCCATTGCCTTGACGTTCGAGAACCCCGCCACCGCTGCCAGTTGCTCATTCCAGAACGTGACCTCGCTGGTGTACTTCCGAGCGTCCTCAGTCATCGCAATTACGCACAGCAGCGAGAACACGCCCTGCCCGTGTTCCTGCGCAACGCAGGTCTTGACCATCGCCCGAATCGCCTTGTTGGCGAAGAACGGGGGTCGCTTCGGGTATGTCGGCGTCTCACCCGCCATGGATATAAACCTTGATCTGCTTTTCAATGTCGTCCAAGACATTCCACTGCAACACCGTGAACTCTTTGCAGAACGCCAGCACCGTCTGCCAGCCGCCCAGACTGCCCGGCACGGCAACGATGTCGTCCATTGACCGAACCTCTTCGCACCGCGACAAGATCAGTGGCACGGCACGCTCCATGACGTTGGCGTACCGCTGCCAGTGATTGTCAGCCCACGTCATGGCGATCAGGTGCCATTGCCGCTTGGTCAGGCTTACGGGGCGTTTGTCGGTCGCTGTGCTAGCGGTCATCGGTTGTCACCGCTTCCGCCGATCTTGTTGCGTTCCTGGCGGTCCGTCAGTTTGTCGATGTTCATCGAGGCGACCGCCCCCAGCGTTGCCTGAAGCTCGACCGCCAGTTGCGAGACGTACCAAAGCACGTCGCCAATCTCGTGCAGAATCGCCAGCCGAACTTCGTCGCTTAGTTCGCCGCCATCGTCGCGGATAACCTTTTTCCATTTCCCGGCGACCTCCCCGGCCTCGCTTGTCAGCCCGTGAATGCAGTAGTCAACGCCGCAATGCTTCGGGTACTTCGCGAACTCTTCCGCCATCACTTGGTATTCGTTCAGCCGCTTGATCCGTTCCATACAATCCCCTTCGTGAGAGAAGCCACCACATCAATTAGCTGGCGTCGGATTCGCACCGACCAGACCTAAGCCAAGCCACCGCAATGGAAGCCCGCTGAATTCACTTCAGCCGCACCAGCTACCGACCGGTTTCACCAGTCCATTCCGAGGCGGGGGGTCGAACCCCGTGCATCCTGCGTCGCGATCCAGGCTCAGCCCTCTTGGCCGTGGCCTCTACGCCCCCGGTCCCGTCCCTTACTTCGCTTTCTTCAACGCATCCGCCCTCGCCCGCAGTTCGACGCCCAGGTCTGTCTTTTCCTTCGGCGTCAGCGTGTCGTCGGTCTTGATGTCGTTGTCGATGCCCGCGAGTTGATCTAACTGCGCCGTGCGAACGACATTCAGATATAGCGGATATTGCGACGGCATCTCTTGCGGTTGCTCGACCGGCACAGGCTCGGCCTCGATCACTTCCGGCTCCGCGACAGCGACCGGCGTTGCCTGCGTCTCCATCGTCATCGCCAGCCGGTCGGACTTACTCGCCCCTTCCGTGTACGTCACCGTCACCTGAGGGCGTTGCTTCTCGGCCATCCGCTCCAGGTCGTCATCGGTCAGCACGCCCAGCACCACGTCAGACGCGAACCGCCGCGCCCACTTGATCGTTGCCGAGTAAACGAGTTTCTGGTCTGGGTCTTTCACCCACATTTCGTTACTGGTCTTGGCCTGTGCGACCGACAGAGAGACCGTGCGGACTTCCGTTTCGCCCTCGAACGTGCCCGAAACCGTCACCGTCCGTTGCGGCCCCTCGCCGGTAAACTTGTAGGACAGCCGGTTGACCAGCCCGGCCCGCTTGTTCACCAGCGCCTGAATTACCTTGCCCTGATAGGCCAGCTTGCCGCCGATCTCGTAGGATTCACCGGCCAGAGCGAACGGGTCCATCTGCCACCGCATCGCCTGATTGACCACCAGGAACGAGTTAGCGACCACCTTCGACGGCGGATGCTCGATAAAGTTCCCGCCCTTCTTGGTGCCCCGCAGGTGTTGCGGCAGTAGCGGCGACTCAGCCATCAGCCGGGCGATTCGCTGCATGTGTTCAAACATGCCGGTGTCCATGACCGGAATCGGGTCCGAGACGATGATCTTTTGTGATTGCTGCGGCAGTGCCGCCAGTTCCGTACTCATTTCTGTTTCACCTCCCGAATCGTGATGTATGAATTCCGCGTAAACGACGGCACCACCGTCTCTTTGACTTCTTTGCGCACCAGTTGCAGCGACTCACCCACGCCAGTCCCCGCGTTGCCTAGTGCGAAAGCGACCTTCGACCGGCACAGTTCCCGCTCTGTTTCGAGGCTCTTAATCTGCTGGGCCAACTCTTGCTGGCGACCCCACAGCGTTTCGATCTCGGCAGGCAGTTCAATCACCTCGTCGTTGACCGCCCGGTTGAGGCTCCGCACCAGATCGCGGGTCGCGTCGTGCTGCCAGTTCGGCTCCGGCGGATCGCGTCGCTGGATGCGGTCCCACAGTTCCGCCTCGGCTGCGGTGATGCGCTCGATCAACGCCTCGTTCCGCTCAACGTAGCCTTCCCAGATGCGGTCTTTGTCGATCAGCACAACCAAAAACATGGCTTCCAAGTCGCAAACCGCCATCGCCTGTTGGCATTGCAGCACCCACTCGGCAGGGGCTTCGTCAGTGCCTTCCGCCCCAAGTTCTGCGGCTCGTCGCCATGTTGTTGACTTGATCTCGACGCCTTCAAAGTCTGCCAGAATCGCGTCTGGCGTTGCTGTCTGAAACGCGAACCCGTCGCGGCGGTACATGGGACACGGGTACTGCAAAACAACCCGGCCCGTCTTCTCCATCCACCGCTCCAGAATCAGCGGCTCCAGTTGCCGCCCCCACCACATCGCATCCGTGTCTTCCATCTCTGGCAACTCGCCTGTCTTGCGAGCGTAGATATGGAGCGGTGTTTCGTACGATGACAGCCCGCACGCTCCAGCAGCCTCGCTCGACCCAATGCTAAACGGCCTCGCCGCAAGCCATTCCGGCGTTCCCGACATTGCTACTTCAATTGGCATCGCTCCCCCTCGCTAAGTCTTCCTCACACAACTCCTCAAGCCGCTCCATCAGCAGTCGGCTACGCATCAACTTCCGCTTCCAATGCCCCTCGCACTCGGGCGGTTCGTCCGTGTCGTGCCACTCGATCCGCTCGCCGCCAACAACGCCGTAGGCATCGAGCCGCATTACCCAGACGCTATCGACGGCATCCCCGATAGGCGGCGTGTCGTGGTCGCCCTTGTCGCCATTGCGCACCGAGTAGTGTGCGACCCCGCGATAGGCCCATTCGGAGTCGTCAATCTCAAAGCTAACGGCCCGCGTCATTGCCGCCCTCGCCAGTCGTCTGCCCTGACAGATGCAGAATCGCCAGATCAATCGACGATGCCGCGTGAGCTAGTTCCATGTCATCGCCTTCAATCAGCCCGTTGATGATGTCGTCTCGAATGTCGATCAACTGAACGACGAACACATTGACCTTTTCGCGAACAGCCTGGAGCGGCATCCGTCGCGGCTGCGTTCGCACGAATCGCGGCGCGGCAATCGGTTCTTCTGTGACAACTGGCACGGGCTCCGGTGCAGGCTCAGGCGGCTTGGCGGGTCGCTGCGGTACTGTTCGCGTCTTTCCGTCTTGCGATTGAACGCGGCGAGGGTGAGTCGCGTTGTCAACTGGATAATTATCCAGTTGCTTTGCCGGATACAGTTCCTCGCGAAGCGATGCGACAGTCGCGTGATGCACTTTGACCACATCAGCAATCCACCGATCCGACTTTGCTCGCCACTCCTCATCCCGCAGCAGAGTGTCAATGGCTCGTCGCTTGTCGGCGTTCGTCCTGCGGTGCCCGTGTGCTGCATTCGCTCCAGCCGCGTACAAGATCGCATCTCGCAACGTTCCAGCCTTGACCTCACACGCGATGTCAGCAGCACCCGCCCGGATGTGCGCCGCAAGCCTGTGAAATCCATCGGCCAAGATGTATCGCGACCCGTCGTAAAAAACTGTGACCGGCGGCAGGCTATCCAGACACGCGGCGTAGTCGTCAACAATCTTGTCCATCACCTCGGCCCGCATCTGCGTGCCGCAGTTGTTGGCGACTCTCTGTAGTGGTATCCGTTCCATTACTCGCCTTTCTCCTCAACAACCGGCCAGACGGACCCAGGAATCTTAGACAACCCAACTGGAAACATTTCGGACTCATTTCGACGCAGTGCGTGCATTGGTTTTCGGCTCAGGAAAGCTACGAGCGCGCTTGTCGTTTTCTCGTAGCATTCTTTTCGCTCCGCTGTTCCAGATGTTCCAAGCGCTCGCGAGATAACTGCATCGCGAAGACGCAAGGCCCCAAAGTCGCCGTCGTCGCGGCACTGGCCGTCTGACAATCGCTGGAGGAAATCCAGGACGCGGTCGCGATTCTGCCCAGACAGGATGGCGCGAATACAAATCGCAATCGCGACAGAATTGCACGCCTTGTGCGTAGAGAACGGCAAAACCGCTTCAAGTTCTTGGGACCAATCGTCGAACAGGTCGCGAATTTGTGACGGCGTGAGTCTGTTTGCAGCAACCCAATTTGGGCAAAGTGACTTACGCCCGCCAACAGCAATATTGAGCGTGGCGACAACGCTATTGCTAATCTTTCCGTAGCCCGCAACGCGGTAGTTATCTGCCGTTGATCGAGTCGTTCCTGTGTCGATGACCTCCCGGCTGGCGGTTGGCAGATTCCAAGTGACAAGCAACCACTGAGGCCGCTTGGTTTCAACAATCGCCTTGAGGCGATGTTGCCCATCGGCCAAACGCCCGTCAGTGTCAAACGCCACGCCCTGATGTGTCAGCCGGTACTGACCCGACTGCATCTGCCGCACCAGTCGAGACAGCGGATTAACCTTGACCCGCCGGTTAATGTCGTTCTTTTTGAGGAAGGCTTCCGCCACCTCTGGCGTGACCTCAAGCCACTGCGAATAAACCCCGTTCGGCCCAATGGCAACCGTGCTTGCCATCGCTGCTTTGTCGCTCATCTCAAAAACTCCTCGCCTTGAATTGAACCGCCGCGACTCGCCAAAACTGGACTTGTCGTGCCTAGCCGTGCTACTTCTGCTCGCCTTCCTTCTTGATCTGCACCCAAACTTCCTCCCGATGAACCGGCACATCGAGTGGCGCTTCAATTCCCAGCCGCACCCGGTCGCCGACGATTGCGACGACCATCACCTTTACGTCGCCGATTCGGATTGCCTCGTCCTTTTGTCGCGTTAGCACCAGCATCCTTGCGCTCCTTTGGGGTTTGTTTCTTCAAAACCTTCTGTGGTTTCTGGACTATCTGCCGCTCCAGGATGTCAATCACCCTGTCGGGCACTCCGTCAATCAGCTTTTCTTGTGCATGGTCCAGGTCGACGCCCATCGCATCGCACAAAAACGCGAATGAGATTCCGCGTATCCCGTCGTGCGGCATCGTCAGCCAGTGCCACGCACGCTTGCCCTGCGACACCTTGTCGGCGTCTTCACGCCAATAAGGGTTTCCTTCGATGTAGTTCCGTGCCGTCGTCACGTCCTCGACAGCCGCCTCAACCATTGCGGCGGCGAGCGTCATATACGGGGCCAGCGGTGAAGCGACCTCGGTGCGGTAGTCGTACGCTCCCTCGTGTGGCATCACTGGCCCTTCCGTTCCTGCCACGCGAACCACGCGAGGCACGCCAGAACGGCGAGGCATGGCCCAGCGGCTTTGAGTAGTTGCGGGTCGATACTCATAGATCACCTCCGGGCGCACCGCGTGCGCAGAAGAACACTTGGGGAACGCCGACTACGGCCAGACGGTGTACGCCACGCTGCCGTTGCCGTTCTTGTCCAGCACCTCGACGGCGGTCACTCGCTCGCACTTGTGGAACGCGAGCGACACGGCGGCAAGATCGCTCGTGCCGTGAGCCACGCGGAGAGCGTCGATCAGGTCGCCCCGCTCGTACGTGGACTGGAGTGCCTCTTCTTCTCGCCAGACACGAATCGTCAGTTCGCGCGAGTAGAACTTGTGCATGGACTCGAACATGGGCGAGTCGGGAGAAGCGGTACGCTTCACGGAACACCTGGGGGCAGAAGGTTAATCGACTTCAGAACACCATCCACACCTGAAGGTATCGAAACCTGTCGGGTGCTGGCTTGACGAATACTAAGCCCGAGCGTAGGATTCGTCAAGTGAGTGTTTCAGATTTTTTCCGACGGTACGGACTGGTCCGCCGATCTGGACGTGTTAGGAACTTCTGCACATCGTCCTCGTAAAAGAATGTCCGCCCGTGGTGTTTTTGGCCGATGAGGCCACGGCGGACGTGATAGGACACGAGGTCTACGCTCGCTCCGACACGGGCGGCGAAGTCACTCAGCAACATCGGCAGTTCACGGGATGAGGTTTCCATGCCGGGAATCTTACCCTATCGTGTAGGGAATTCAACGGGAGAAGGTGCGATGAACAGCGGAGAAACGGCGTTGTCGGTGATTCTGGATAAATATGTCCAGAAACGATTGCGGGACGCCAGCCCTTCGACGGTGGCCCAGTACCACCAGGCGATCCAGCGGCTGGAGAAGCACGTCGGGGTGACGCCCACGGTCGAGCATCTGGACGCGGACACCATCGAGTCCGTCATGTACTCGATGAAAGCGGTTGCGTTGGCTCCTCGGACGTGCAACAAGTTTCGGGAGAACGTCGTCGCCCTGTGGAACTTTGCTGCCAAACAGGGAATCACGAAGGATTTTCCCGACATCAAGCGGTTGAAGGAACCACGGCGGAAACCCAAAGCGTGGACAGGCGACGAGATTGATGCCCTGTTTGCCAGTTGCGGCCAAGCGGAAGGCGAGATCGGCGGCGCTCCGGCCCGGCTCTGGTGGCGGGGTCTGTTTCTCGTGATGTATGACACCGCCGAACGGAAAGAAGCCGTGCTGCAACTGCGGTGGTCAGACGTAAAACTCGACACCGGCTGGGTCACGTTCCGCGCGGAGACGCGAAAGCGGGGCGCGGAAGACAGCCTATCCCGATTTCATCAGGCCACAGTGACGCTACTGAAACAGATGCGGCGTTACCAGACGCCGGGCGAAACGCTTGTGTTTCCGTGGACGCTCGGGTCAGGCACGATCTACCATTACCTGGACAAGATTCTGGTTCGGGCGGGCCTGCCAACTGACCGCTTCTCAAAGTTCCACTGCATGCGCAGATCGGTCGCCTCGCACTTTGCGGCAGGTGGCGGGGACGCGACCCGGCTTCTTGGGCACGCGGATCAGCGGACGACGACGAAGCATTACCTTGACCCGAGGATTGTCGGGCAGCAGTCTGCGGCGGATGTACTGCGGAGACCGGACAGCGTTACCGAAGTTGTTGGCTTTTCTGAGGGGGTTGGGTGATGGCTGATGGTCAAATGCCGGAAGAGTGTTGCGGCAAGTGTAGATTCTGGTGGAGAGAGGCCGCTGATACCTACGGGGATGACGATCCTATTTTTGGGGATGAGGATTTTTCGCAGTGCCGCCGATTCCCTAAACAGCACGACTCGGCCTCGCGTGGATTTCAGTTTGAGTACGAGCCGTTTTACCACCCAATCACGCTCCAAAGCGATTGGTGTGGTGAGTTTCAACCAAAAGAGGTGCAATCATGATGCGACGATACGGCATGGATTCGATGTGGCTCGCGGTAGCGTTCGGGCTTGGTTGCGGGCTGGGGTATGTCGCTGGCGTCATCCCCAAGGTCGAGCTTGAGGAGCAACTACTGAATCGGGGTATTCGCCGCATTCAGCGGTTGCCGAATGGTGCCGAGATCACCCGCTGGCCACCGATGGACAGCCACGGCAACACGGCTTGGCCGCAGTCGTGGGCAGGGTGGGGCCGTGAGGTTCCGCCGGGAGAGTCGCTGCCGGGGTGGGACGCAGCTACGTCTTCGCAACAGTAAAGACGGCCGACGTAACCTCAACCGCTGGCCCGATGCCCACGAGGTCGATAATGAATATGGTCACTTCGTCCGTCGCGACGAGCGCGACGGAAGTCGAACCAGTCAGTGTAGTTGATCCTGCGCCAAATATATCGCTATCAAACATTGCCCCATTTTTGTAAAGGATAATGCTGGTAAGGCTTGCTCGCGAAACGATGTTGACGGTGTACTCAACGGAGTAGGTTCCGTCGCTTTGACAGACAATTTTTTCGGGCGGCGACCACATTGAGTTTGGGTCGTAGTTTACGGAACTGAACTGAATCAGTCCCTGATAAGTGAATGACTGCGCCCCGCCCACGGCCTGCACGCTAAACGGTGCCCCACCACCAGCAAGCGACATCTGCGCCATCATCGAAAAGTTCCGCCGCACGCCCCCCTTGGTAGTGCCCCGGCTGAACGTGTTCCCGCCCGACTGCTTGTCGTTCAGGATGTTCATCAACGACTGCGCCCGCCGAATCGAGGCAATCGTCGTCGGGCGCGGAATCACATTGCCGACGTTACCCTCGGACGCAGACTGGCTCGGCAGTCGCGACCCGTCACGCTTTCGCCCAGCGTTGTTTGACCCGCGATTGAATGCGCCGTTTGCCATGCGGTCCCTTAATTGGACAAGGTTGTCCGATTACTACTTCAGGTGGGTGGCGAGCCTTGCCCTGTTTCTCGCGATCTCGTCCGCTGACTTCTTCGCGGCCCGCAGGTGAGTGTCGGCGATCCTCAGTAGTTCATTCTTGGGGATTCCGAGAGCTTCCCGAAACGCCACGGATTCATCGCGATCTTCTTGCCACGCGGCGGCAGTCTCGGACATCGTCTTGCCCTGCGAAGCCTTGGGCGGTCGCGGCCTGAACCCACTGAGACCATTATAAATCAGCCTGTTTGCCTCAGTTTCTTCGCCGTCAATTCGAGCCAGTTCCACATCGGCAAACCGCTTGACCGCCTTGTACCGGCTTGTCTCGAACTTCCCGGCCTTCAGGTCATTCATCGCATTGTCGGCGACCAGCGACATGGCGGACGCGACTGCCTTTTCGCCGTTGCGGTCTGGTGCCCGGCTTCGCAATCGGCGTTGAGCGGAGATCGCTTCATTCGCGGCGTTGAGCAGCCGCAACGCATCCGCATCCTCTTTCGACAAAGGTTCCCGCTTGTCGGCGTCCCGCTTTTTCAGTCGGTCGAGTGTGGCGTAGAACTCCGTGCCAGCCTCACCGGGCCGCGACATCGTGCCCTTATCTTCCATTCGGGCGACCATACCCAATACGTTGGTTCGCCCCTGCACGATATCGTTGATCTTGGATGTGGTCCCGGCGGTGACGAAGTTCATCAAATGCTCGACACGCATCGGCGAACGCATCATGTTCATCGTGCCCGCCACGACAGCCCCGACCACCGGCATCTTTCGGACGTACCGCTCCACGCTATCCAGTTGCTCACGCCCCAGTATCGCCCCAGGTGTCTGGGCAATCGCCTTAGCGACGGGGTTCGTTCGGTCCGAATACTGCTCTTCGGCGATCCGGTCACGGGGGGAACTGGCTTCGGCGTACCCCTTCGGCTTCTCGGAATACTCCGAAACAATAGGCTTCCCAAAGCGGTCAACGCCCGTTCCCTGCTGCCACGCAAGCGACAACGCGGGAATTTCCCCGGTCGGCATCAAGTTGCCAATTACCGACGTTGCCCACGCCCCAGCGGCTGCCGGGTCAGCGGTGTACATCGCAATGGCAATGGCTCGCGGCAGGCCCACGAACGTCAGCCCCAACTCGGTGTAATTGGGGACCATCACCTGCTTGCCGTTCACTTCTGTAACGGTGTACCGCACCGCCTGATTTGGGTTCTGCTGCGCCCACTTGCGGTAGTCCTCGTCCTCGTGCAGCTTCCACAACTCCTTCAGCAAGGCGAGAGCGGCAAGAGGCAGGCCCAGCTTGAGGATCACCGCCGGGTTCTTCTTGAACGCACGAATACCAGACTTGGTATATCGCACCCCAACGGACGGCAGGAACATCCCCACGCGGTTCAGTGCCTTGCCGATAAGCGGGTCGTCGGCAGCGTCGCCTGTCACGTCAGTGATGGTCTCCTTCATGGCCGAAATCTCAGCCATTGACAGCGACTCACCCCGGTCCAGCTTGGCCCGGACTTCCGGGTTGGCATCGAGGTATGCCGCTGCCGCCACGGCTTGGTCAGCCACGAAGGTTGACTCGGCGATATCGCTTGCCTTGCGTCCGACGTTGTTCAGCCAGTCGATATGGCTGTCGAGCCAGCCAACCATGTCCTTTTCGTCACGCATCGCGGACCGGCCCAGCACCCGCCCGATCCGTGCGGCCTGCAGTTCGTCGCCGCGAATCCCGACGTTGTACTGCATCGCAGCACGACCGACGAAATCGAGGAACTTTGCGGATTCCTTGCTGATTGTTTTGTCGAACGTGGCTTGAGCGAACGACTCAGCGGAGATCGAGAAGAACCGCTTGATGGACGTTGCCCCAATCTCGGCGGTTTCCTTGTACCCGGTCGCCCCCATCGAGGCTGGTGTCTTGAAAACCGCGTCGATGAAGTTACCCAGCGGTCGGTTGAGGAACATATACGTCGGGTTGAGCGCCAGTCGGAACAGCGTCACCATTTGCGTTGTCGTTCTCAGCCCGCCGTACACCATTCGCATCACGACATTCAGGGCATCTCGGTCGGTCTGGTTCATTGCCCCGATAGCACGCTGCACGCGGGTGTTCAGGAGAACGTGAACTGATTTCCCGTCCCGCTTGAACTCGAACGTGTCGCGGGTCGGCGAGTCCAGAACCTGGATGTATTCCCCCAGCCCGTTCATCGGTCGCGACCCATCGCGGTCAACGACGAGATTCAGCATTGACTCGATAATGGCCTGCTTGTTCGAGCTTTCGATGCGCCGCTCCGTCTCCATCAGCACAGACGCGAGGATGTTCTTGATCGGCATTCCCGACCCGCGAAACTTCCAGCCGACATTCTGGCCGGTTCCGGTTCGTCGGCCTTCTTGTCGAAACGCGAAGTCGCTCAGGGTGATGTCGCGGCGCAGCGGAATCCACGCGCCGGGGTCCACCGCCTCGATGTCAATTGCCTGACTCGTGAACACGCCGGGCGCAGCCTGCACCATGTACTTCAGCGTGTTCTTGTTGAACTGGTCGAACTCCTTTGCGACCTGCTGGATTGTTGCCCAGTCCGATCCCGACTCAACTTCCGCCATGATCTGGCGGGCATCCGAAACAGACAGGCCGGTCTCGCGAGGGTTGATCGGGTCCATTCCCATCCACTGGCGATACACGTTGACCGCCGCCAACGAAGCGGGGTCCGCCACGGCGATTGTTCGGCGGGCGTACATATACGTCCAGAATTTCGCTTCCTGCTCGCCGAGAGATAGGGCCGAGAGAATCTTCTTCATGGACGGGCCGACGATGCCCATAAACGCATCGGTCTGGTTTGTGTCGAACCAGTATTTCGCCAGCGCAGTTCCGCCCGAGAACACACGGACGGCATCCATTAGCCGCTCGCCAACCGCCGTTTTCATCCCCCTCGCCTGCTCAATCCTCAGGTCGATGTCGGCGAACACCTGCCGGGACGACCACACCCAATCCACGGCACTCATTCGAGCTTCGCGCAGGGCTTCGATCGACCGGGCAATCACCCCGCTTACTCCCCGTTGCTGGCTCGCCGCCCGCTGCTGGGAACCCATGTCCCGCCAGAATGTGTTTGCCAGTCGCTGGGCGTTCTCAAGCTCGGCCAGTGCTTCCGGGTTTTTCTCTGCCAGCCGCTCCTTGAACCACTTCGTAAACACCGGGGCTTTCTGCGCGGTCTTGGCGTCCCCTTCCTGCACCAGCAGGCGGACCGCTTCCGAAAAGCCTTCCCGTGTCTGAAGACTCGTGTTCCCGTCCGGGTACATCTGCCTGCCGAGTCGGACGAACTCGCTTTGAATCCGGTTCTTTCGCGGGTCGCCTTTCTTCCATCGCAGCACGTCCGAGAATCGCCAGATGGAGTGCGCCAGTTCATGCGCAGCGACAGGCATGTCGCTCCACGACTTCATGCGGATCGACTTACTTGAGCGGCGGTGATACCCCTCAAGGCTTGCGTCGCCTTGCCCTTGCTTGAATCCGCCTTCGCCGCGAGGTGTTTTCGATCCCGTCAGTTTCTCGTTCAGGCTTTCCAGTGAGTTGGAGATTTCCACCACAGACGCTTCTTCGGCGTCTGGGTTTGACTCCATGCGGACGTTTGTCACCTTGCCGGTCGGGACGGCTCTTGCCATCACGTCGCCCGCCCCGGTCGGGTTCAGAATCTCCGTGCCACCCTGTTCGTACGTCTCCGTCACTGGCGGGGCGTCGAGAGGAATTGGGCGGGGAGTTGGTGTCGGGTATGAAGGCTCTGGCGGGTTCGTTTCTGGCGAGGTTCTGGATGACTCGGTTGTTCCGGCCCATCGCGGATCGTTTCGGTTCAACTCCTCAAACGACTTCAGCTTCGGGTTCCGCTGATTCACGCGAGGAACTTCTTCCCCTTCGCGTCGGGGCATGACAGTCCCGCGACCGCCCACGCGAGCCTCTTCTACATCGGGATTCTGGCTGTCATATACCGCCAGCGCCTTCGCCGCTTTTCGGCCATTCTCCGACTGGACGACATCCGGCAGTTGGTTTGGTTCGACCCCGAGAATCTTGGCAAACGCGGACCGGCTTGGCGTCTTCATCGCGGCAATGGCTTGCTTCTGGTCGGGCGTGATCTCGGTGAGGAATGCCCGTGTCGTGGCAGCGGCAACCTTCATTTCTCGCGGGGCGTCTTGTGGCGGAACCATCTTGTTGGGTTCAACCAATTGGTTAGCGGATCGGAACTCCTTGACAACAGCCTCGTAAGAATCTGCCGGGACCACCGCGTTGATGTACTTATCGCCACGGTCAATTGCGGCGACAACGCGGTGCCCACCGTCAGAAACACCCCAACCGCCATCCTTTTTTCGCGGAAATAAAAGAACTGGGGCGTCAATCGCTTGGCCTCGATATGAATCGACTCGCTGCGCGTCAGTCGTTTCGCGCAAAAAGTCCACCACGTCTTGCGGAATTGCAGACAAGGGGATGCGGGTAATTGCCTGCGGGGAACGAACAACCTCTGGGCTTTTACTTCCCTTGTTTTTTGACCGAGAGTCCCCAGCGCGGATGTTTGCCAAGAACTCCTCGGCCTGCTTTACGTCCATTGTGGAAGCGTCCCACTGCTCCCTTGATGGCGGGGCGGTCGCTTCAGCTACATCCATCTGCGGGGATGGCTGCTGGGCAGGCGTAAGCTCAGGGGCAACAGGCTCCTCGCGAACGGGTCTTTCTACTTCGGGTAGAATATCCGGTTGCTGCTGAGTAGGTGCTACGGGTGCAACTTCAGGAGCTACAGGAGCAACTGCGGGTTCTGCGGGGCTTGTGGTCGGGGTTGCCGGGACTGCTGGAGCCACGGGCGCAACAGGCTGCTGCGGTTGCGGCTGAACCGGCTGCGCACCGATCTCCTGAATCGCCCGCCGCGTATTGACAAGTTCCACACCACCCTGGATCAATCCACCAGCCGCCGCGCCCATTGCAAACGCTTGGCCGATATCTGTCAGTCGCTCAGAAAACGAGGCGTACGGCTTCTCAAGATTCTTGTTGCCGGTGATCTCGGTCGTCGCTGCGTCGATGAACTGGTTCGCGATCTCCTGCACCGATTCTTCGGCACCTTCAGACGCGGACGTTCTGGCCAGCCGTGCGAAGATGGCTCGCGTCAACGGGACTCCGATATCGTCGGCAATCGCCTTAGAGAACTGCCCAGTGATTGCAGACGTGGTCCCCGGCAGAACCTTCTCAACAACGGTCGAAACAGTTCCGGCCACGATGCCATAAGCGGCAGCACGGGACTTGGCTTGAATGTCTGTTAGCCCTTCTTCTCGGCCAATCTGGTACTGCTGCATCGCTGTTGGGACGGCGTTTACGGTCCCGACGGCAATTGCCCCGCCGACTGGGCCGCCCACCAGCGTTCCGCCAACTGCCGCCGCCGTGTTCGACACCACCGAGCTTACGACATTGCGGACAAATGAATCGACTCCGCCCTCGCCGCCCTCTTGGAGTAGCCGATTGTTCTGGACAAGCCGGTTGGTGATCGGCGTGCCGTAGCCCATGTAGGCAGCGGCAGGGTCAATCACCGTCGAGCCGAGAGTCGCCAGCCCTGTCGCTGCCCCCATCGGGATCGAGGTGACGAATTCGCTCACCTCGCCGTAGGCTGTTCTGGCGTTGCTCCCCGCCCGGTTGTACTCGCCGGTGATCCGTGCGGACTCCTGCCCCGGAGTCTCCTGTGTGTAGCCCGGCAGTTCGCTCGGGCCTTTCGTGCGGATCGGTCCAGCGAGCGGATCGTCGGGCGCACGCGCACCTTCGACAATGCCGAGTCGGGCGTTGATCCGCTTCATCAGTTCGTCTTGCGACGGCAGCGTGTACGGCATTACATCCCCGCCAGTTCAGGCATCGCGTTGTTGTACGCGGAAATTGAATCTTTCATCCATGCTTGGTACGCCGACTGGGCCTGCTTGCGGGCCTCAGCCTCGGCAGCCTGTCGGTACTTGTCCGGGTCCACGCCGGGCGGCATCGGGGCGCTCATCGCCGCATCCAGTGCCGTGCGGTATGTCCCGTTGTATTCGTTCATCGCGAGCGACTGATTCGTCGAAAGAATCTCGTTGTAACCCCGCTGCTCGATCTCCCGCTTCCGCTCGTTCGGGTCAGGCAACAGGTCGTACGATCCGTTCGGGTTGCGAATGTAGCTGACCCCGTTGTTGTTCACGAGGTTCTGCCGAAACTCCTGCTCGGCCTGCGTGTACAGCGGGGCGTTCGACTGAATCCCGGCAAACTCTTCCATCAGCCGCTTCTGTGCCGACTGGTACTCCGGGGTCTGCGGGCCGAATCCATTCTCGCCGAGCCACGCATTCATCGTGTCCCGCTTCTCGGCGAACGCCCGATTCGCCTGCTCAAACTGGCGGTCACTCATGACCTGATACGCGCTGCCGTATTCCCCCTGGAAATACTGCTGCCGGAACTTCTGGTCCGCCAATGCCGCCGAAACCGAGAGTTGATCCTTCGAAGCGAGATTCATCGCCTGAATGCGGTTCGACTGGTCAATCTGCGACTGACGAGCCGACAGGTTGCTTTGCAGTCCCATCAGTCCCGCACGCTGAGACGTGTCCAGCATGGACATGCGTTGCTGCTGAACGAACTGGGCCTGTTGCTCCTGTTGCCGGGCCTGCAACTGCGTCAGCGTGTTGACGCGATCCATCTGCAACGAGGCTTGCAGTCGCTGATTCTGGGCCTGAATGTTCCGCACTTCCGACAGATTCTGAAATTGAATCTGCTGGTTCTGCCGGAACTGGGCATCCTGAATTGAATTCTGTTGGCTTTGCAGGTCAGTCTGTAGCCGCTGCGTCTGCATGTACTGATCAGACGCAACGCCGGTTGTGAACCGGTAGTTCTGGTTCTGGGCATCGAACGCGGCGAGACCCTGCTGCGCCGTAATGTTGCGGAGCTGCTGGGTCTGCGAGTCGGCGATGGATTCCCGCTGGCGGAACTGGGTATCCAGCACGCCGATTTTCTGCATGTACTGGTCGTTGGCGACATTCAGTACGGTCAGGTCACGCTGCTGGGCCAGTTGCTTTTCTTGGAACTGCTGCTGCTGTGCCCAGCGGTTGTAATCGCCCTGCCCGGAGACTTGCGCAGCCTGAGCCACGAGCGCCGCCGAGGGAGCGTATTGAACGGTAATCGCCATGAGTCAGTTCCTTAGGCGGTGACGCCGTACTGGCCGAGGGACTGGTAGTAGGCTACTGGCTTTCGTTGGCCACTTGGTGCGGTGAACGTCGGAATCCCGTCCGGCCCGATGGAGACCTGATTCGCCTGCACCTGATCCGTACCGAACGGGAGCGAAGGCGGTTGATACGAGGACGGCGGCGGGGGCGTAGGCATGCCGCTCGCCATGGCGCTCACTGGCGATGCGCCAATCGGCCCAGGTGCGGTTGCTCCGGGCGTGTACATACCTTGCGGTGGGGTCGCCACCATCGACGGCTTGTATCCCGATTCAAACGTCTGGCCGACACCCCATGGAGTTCTCGGCCCGGACGAGGGGGGCGGCGCTGACAGCATCGCCATGTCCCGCGCCTGCGACATCATCTGCTGCGACTGTTGCGACGAATCCGGATAGCCCATCAGGCTCGGACCTACGGGCGTCGGTTGCGGACCCATGCCGGGCATCGTCAGCGGCGGTGCGCCAACAAGCGGGCGGGTCGCTGGCGTTGACGGAGCCATTCCGCCCGACATGAACGTCTGCCCGTTAATCGTCCCCGAGATCGAGGGTGGGGGCGGGTTCGGCATCCCAGTCTGCGACGGGTTCCGGTTGTTGATCGACTGCGCGCCGCCACCGCCGAACTGGGCCATGTCGATGCCGGCAGATGATCCCGGCGTGGTCAGCGGGTCCGCACCACGGAGCGGTTGCGTCGGCGTGGTCAGCGACGGCGCGCCAACGAGCGGTTGATTCGGGGCGATGTACCGGGGGTTTGGAATATTTTTGCTTGGCAGTCCCGGCCTAGAGCTGTCGGACACCTGAATAAACTCAGGTTCCACGAAATTTGCCCGCCGGTCGGATTCAGCCTTAGCTGCCTGCGCTTCTTGTGCCCTCCAGTATTCTGGGCTTCCTGGTTCACCGGCGGAAAACGTCGGTGGCTTGTAATCCGCGCCCGTGTATGGCGTTCTGTTCGTTCGCTGGCCGTAAATGTCAAACCCATCCGGCGGGGCATTCGCCGCCAATTCCGCCTTGTTTGCCGCCGTGTTCTGGCGGCTTGTGGTGTATCCGTTAATTGCGTTCTGGTAATTATCGCGTGCGCCGGAAAACATGTTCCGAATGTTGCTGATCTGCTCTGGCGTGTAGATTGACTCTGGGGACGATGGAGGCTCGGGGGTGTTTACGGGCGAGCTGCCCGACATCGGTTGTGGCTGCGATGTTGCAGCAGATGTGAACGCCGACAAGTCCCGTGGCATCGAGACGGGCGTCGATCCGCCGTACCCGGCGAGGCTCGCGCCAGCCTGAGGAGCGGCAGTCTGCGGCGAAGCGGCTGGCTGGCTAATCGTCGGATTCGGCGAAGACGACTTGGTGAACGCCCCGTTCGGATTAGCTGGCGTCGTCACACGCGGCGCTGCTGGTTGAGTCGCAGGTTGTGTCCCGGCGGTCGGGGTTGTCGTCGCGGGTGTCGTTGCTCCAGCCGTGGGCGTAGTCGTCCCCGCAGCCGGCCCAGCCGCACCGACACCGCTCGCAAGGTTCGCCAACTGGCCGACATCCGGCCCCACGTCGTTGCGTGCCCCGAGCCAATCCACCATGCCCTGTTGCTGGCGGAAATTCTCGTCAATGTTCTGCCGCACCTGCGTGTCGGTGAATCGGTTACGTGCGGCCGTCTCGTCCGTCGTGTACCCTCGGAAGATTCCTTCCCGCACGGTCGTATTGCCGAGACCCCGGTTGATGAGGTCTTGATCGGCTCGCGAGCGCTGCTGGTCGTAGTTTCGACCGATATCCCGCATACCCTCGTTCGTGAGGTTCTGAATCGACGAACCGGCCTGTTCCGCCCGCTTCAGCAGCAACTCCAGCCCGGTCGCGAAACGGTTCTCGTTCGCCATGTTGGCTGAGTCAATGGCGTTCTGGTACGAACCGGCAAGTTGGCCGACGAGCGGATTCGTGCCAGTGCCAGTACCAGTACCACCGGTTGTGGTTGCAACGCCAGTTCCGCCAGTTGCTCCACTACCTGTAGTGCCACCGCCGCCGGTCGTGCCACCGCCACCAAGCGGATTCTCGAACGTCGGGAACGTAAACCCGCCTGTGCCCGTGCCGGCCCCTGTTCCGCCGCTTGTGCCCGTGCCGCCGCCAATGGTCGAGACATCCGGGAACGTGAATTCTGGGGCAGGCGGAATCGTGAACCCGCCGCCACCCGTGCCCGGTGCCGTGAAGTTGCCACCGCTGCCAGCCGTGCCGCCGCCACTCGGATATCCGCCGAGATCGCCGTATCCGCCGAGGCTCGGGCCACCACCGCCGCCCCCGCCGAAGTCGACAGGCCCGCCAAGGCCAGTGTTGACCGCGTTGCCCCAGCCGCCGACAGGAGACGTGCCCGCAGCGCCCGGCATGATCGCACCGGGGTTGTTGAACACGCCCGATCCGACGAAGTTCTGCTTGCGGTCGTCGATCCCGTTGTTGTCGTAATCACGCCAGCCCGCGAGGTCATCTTCCGGTCGCGGCGCACTGTTGTAACCGGGCGATCCGGGGCCACCGTTGGGGACATCGGGCGGGGCTGCCGGAGCGTTCACGCCAAACGGGTCGGACGACGGATTAAACCCTGCTGTTGGCTGACCGCCGTTCGCCGCCGCCTGCTCCGCTTCAGCAGCGCGATCTGGTGACGATCCTGCCCCGCCCATGTAGGCAGAGTATTCTTCCGGCGTCATCATCACGCCATTGACGTTGATTCGACCGGGGCTTTCCGTGCCGGAGCTTGGAGAACTTGCAGCGCCACGCTCGGCAGCGTCAGTGGAGCTTGGGTGTGGACCTGCGCCGCCAGCCGAAGCGGCATACCCTGCCAGCGAGTTCATCCCGCCTTGGACCGCCTGCCCGAGATTGTCGAGCATGCCCTGAAGAGTTCCCGCACCGGGATTCGTCGGGGCCGCGCCGCTTGTGTTGCTTTCGTCAAACGTGCCAACCTTGGGCGTGCTGGACGCAGGGCCAGCGACTGGCGGCAGAAGCATCCCGCCAGCGACCTGATAGCCTTGCTTCACCGCTTGGTCGATCGTCTCCGGCATCAACTGCGATACGGGCGTAGGCTGGTTCGGCAGGGTTCCGCTGCCGGGCATCGGACCGTATCCAGACGTGTTCGTGGGGGACGCTGACGAACCGGGAATCGCGTTCGCCTGTGTCGGCGACATTCCGGGCGAGGCGGGACCGGAGATCGGCGGAACCATCATCCCGCCAATCTGCTGATACCCCGCCGCTTCCGCCTGCGCGATCTGACTTGGGTCCAACGACTCCACTGGAACCGGCTTCGTTGGCAATTGCCCGTAACCCGCCGTCGTCGCTGCATTGGGTGTGAAGCCAGCCATTACAGTGTTCTCCTTGCTCGCGTGCCAAGCTCAGACGCCTGCACATAGCCTTCCTCGAAGGACCAGTGTTTGCCTTCGTCGGTGTTTGAAAACTTCAGGTACAAAGTGCTGCCGGTCGCCCGCTGCCGCTCCGAGTAGCGATCGCCGGTTGTCGTCTGCCAGCTTGCCGTTGCCGCCGAACCGAGGGCGTCTTCCGCCGTGTAGCCGTCGTGAATCGACATATCCACATTGGCGTTTGTGTTTGCCCCGAACGTCACGCGAGTTTCCGAAGCGCGAATGGGTAGCTTCGACCGAGACCGCATCGGACCGAGGTAAACGCTGCTGGCAATGCCGTAGCTCAGCGTCTGGTCGTCCCACGACACGGACGGGTCAATCGCCCGGATATATCCGTCGCGACAGCCCAGCAGCACAACGCGGTCGTCGGGGTCGTCGCCGTCCATCGCGTGAACGGACGTAACGAACAAGTCGTCATCCTCGAACGTGTCCGGCCACCACGCTTTGTTTCGCGTGTCGTAGCAGTAGTTCGTCGTCGTCCCGCCAGCCAAGGGCGTGACGTAGATCATCACCGCCTGAAACTGGTCGTCCCACACGAGCTTGACCACGGATGTTGAGAGATTGATCGCCATCAACCGCTCTTGCACCGGATCGCTCAGCCGGATCGGCAGATTCCCCGGCGACATGACGTACAGCCCGCCGCGAGAGCCGAAGAAGTAAATCAGCCCCCCAGGGTCTTTGCACCAGCTTTGGCCGAACGCCATGCCGGTAATGTCGCTGATTCGGTCGATTCGCCCGCCAGCCATCGGGTCGTTCGTCATCTGCCAGATGGTATGGTCGCCACCAAACAGCAGTAGGTCGTCCGAGTACGGGATGAGTGTGTTAATGATGTCCGCTGTCTTGCCAGCCGACGAGTTGTTCCCTGCGACCGCCATCGTTTCCGTGACTGGATCGACGCCGTAATCCCAGTCGAGAGCATCCCCGATCGCCGACATGAACCAGTTGTGCGGGTCCGATTGCAGCCCCGAGACAACGATGCGAGACCGCCATGTGCAGATGAGGCGGTGCCGGTCCGTTCCGCTCCCCGGCAGACTTCCGGCTGATGGCGTCCACGTCGCGACCGTGTTTGTCGCCGCCGTGTACT